CAACTCATTGGGCTTTGACGAACGGCTCGGATACGTTGATAGCGACTGGCCCATTAAGCAGCCCTCAGGGGGTTACTAGCGGAAATACATTCACTCTCGACGCGATCAGCGTCACGCTCCGCGACGCCACGACTACATGATATGCCATGCACCGGCAACGGAAGCGATCATTGCTGTTACGTCAACGGCAAAGAGTGTCCGTTCTTAATACGAGACTATACCGACGAGACCGGCTACTTCCGCAAGTGGGCCTGCGCATTAAGGGCTGAGCTTGGTAATTGGGATGCCGTTATAGCCGATCCCAGATACAAGGAAGCCACAAAGACTGCATGGGTCAGTGGGCTCAACTGTAGAGACTGGCCTGACGGAGAAGGGCCGAATCGCGGTGTTTGTAAGGAATGCGGGATTAACTGCTAGTGGCTACCTGGGATATCACAGCTCCGGCTGGTAGTGGAGTAGGTGCCGCTGGGTCTGCAAGCAACGGAATCACACCGCCCGGAGATTTCGACGGCGCGACGATTGATGACGTATCTGTTGTTGGAACGCCGTCACTCAACTCGGACGGCGCGACAGACGACACGATAGGCATACGCTGGCGGATTCAAACCACGGGCGGTACCGCCGTTTGGGGTGATTTCGGCAGCGATGCAGCAGCGGCCTGCTCTGCATCTCTAGGCGCTAGTGTCGGTAGCGACACGATAGCCGATGGCTCCTCGCCTTCCCCGGCGCCTGGCACGGCAGTATCTGCCGATTGGGATGAGATCGCGTATTCCGCGAACTATTCCGCGAATATGAAGGACGATGCCGAGACGTGTTCTTGGTCGGCCTTCACGGTACGTGTTACTTATACGCCAGGTGTTCCTACAGATGACCTATTGGCTGAAGATGTCGAGTCATCTTCTGAGGTCACTTCTCCAGCCATAGGACAAGAGCACGCATTACTTGCGAGCGACGTTGAGAGTGCGTCTGAAGTCTCCGCTCCGGCCTTAGGTCAGACCCACGCGCTACTCGCGGATGACGTAGAGAGCGATACCGAAGTATCGGCTCCTACGGCGAGCGAAAGCAACATCCTTCTCGCCGAGGATGTTGAGTCGTTAAGCGAGATAACTTCACCCTCGTTAGGCCAGGTCCATGTGATTCTGGCTGCTGATACTGAATCTGTGTCGGAAGTATCGACTCCGGCTCTAGGCCAAGAGCATGGACTTCTAGCGGACGATGTAGAGAGCGATTCCGAGTTAACGGCTCCGGCCCTAAGCGAGAGCAGCGGTACGGACGAGCTATCGGCTGAGGATATCGAGTCGGCGTCTGAGGTTACGTATCCGTCAGTAGGTCAGGTGCACGTACTGTCAGCAGAAAACGTAGAGGCGGATAGTCAAGTATCGTTTCCGAGTTTGGGTGAACCAAACCAAGGCCAAGGGTTTTTCAGGAAAAAGCATCGAATGGTTATGTCTCGAATGGGAATGGGGATGTAGATGGCAACGCTTGTTGTAGAGGAATTTTCTTACCCCGGCACCTATAAGTCGGGGCAGGTCATCCTTATCGCAAAACAGCCGAGTCTTAACGTACAGACGGTTAGCTATTCGACTGAGACGAAAAGCATCCCTTTCAGTTTGGACACCAAGTGTGTCCGCATTCAATCAGACAGCCAGTTTCATTATTCATTCGGTGTGAACCCAACGGCTACTACGAGCGATCCGTGGGTGCCCGCTGACAATTGGGAGTACTTTCTGGTGCGTGCGGGTCATGTGATTAGCGTAGTGGTGAGTGCATAGTTATGGCTTTCAGCGCAAGTTGGAATTACACCGAGTCGTATACGGCAGCCAATATCATCGAGCGTTCCTTAAAGCGTCTCAGCGAGTTCGACGCCAATGAGACGATAGATACTGACGAGCAGACCGATGCGCTTGTCGTTCTCAATCTGATCGTCAAGGGCTGGAACAAGAAAGGGGCCGGGATCTGGCTGAGGAAGACGGGGCATTTGTTCCTTCCCGATCCAGGCACGGTTTCCAAGTACACGTTCGGCACTTCGGGAACTGCACTTTTCACCTCGCAGTACTACACGACCACACTTGCGTCGGCTGCTTCAGAGAGTGACACGGCGATTACCGTCACTGACGACACGAATATGTCGAACGCCGACAGGATTCTCGTCGAGAACGACGACGGTACTTTGACCGATACCACGATCAACGGAGCTCCGTCGGCCAATGCCGTGACCTTGACGGCAGGGCTGGACGATTCCGCTTCTTCTGGTAACGCGGTCTATACCTGGCCGACTTCCGCCGATCTCTCTCACAAGCTGGTCAAGCTCAAGTTTGCTCAACGACGGATCACGGATCTCGACAATGCGGCGACCGATGCGGGATTGATGGAGGGTATAGACACACCGTTGAGCATCATCGGTGAGCAGGAATACTTGACGTATCCGACCAAGCTACAGACAGGCGTTCCGGTGAGTGTCTATCTCCGTCAGGCGACGACAAATCCAGAGTTGCATCTATGGCCTACGGGTGGTGAGGGCAGCGTTCATTCTCTTGTCCTCGACTACACGACGCACATGCAGGATCTCGACGCGACATCGAACAATCTCGATATTCCTGCTGATGGTGTTAACCCGCTGGCGTGGTGGCTCGCCTATGAGCTGGGACCGGAGTACGGAATCCCTGAAGTACAGATGAGGCGACTAGAGAAGTTCGCCAAGGAATCGTCGGAGGAGTTCTTCGACTTCCTTGTCGAGAACGCAGATGTTGCTTTCGAGTTGGGTTACAACTGATGCGAATCCCCTTGTTCGGCGGTGCCTATGAAGGCATCTCGACCAATACCTCGTCCCAGCAGTGCATCAACTACTACTACGAGCATCCGGCTCCGGGTGAAAGTCATCAGGGGGCGATGCTTCCCGTTCATGGGGCGACTCTGTTCGACACCCTCGTAAATACGGGGGATATCCGGGCCATGCTCTACGAGCCGAAGGGAAGCCTTCTCTACGTCGTTTCCGATAACGACTTGTACAGCGTCACCTCGGGAGCGGTCGAGACCGCGAGAGACGTATTGGCGACGACTTCCGGCCGTGTCGAGATGGCGCTTAATCCTACAGAGCAAGCGATTGTCACGGTAGATGGGAATACGGGCCTTCACTACGACATCGCGACCACGACGGGATCGGATATTACCGATACCGAATTTCCCGATGCGGCTACAACCGTGGCTCATATCAACAATCGGTTTCTCGTCAACGATCCGACTACGGTAGGTAAGTTCTGGTGGTCGGATCTCGGAAACGGGACCTCGTGGGATACCGCAAGTTTTGGCGTTGGACTTTCTTTGACAAGCACGATCCAGAAGATTCTCGTTGAAAGAGACAGAATATTTCTGTTCGGGAAGGAACAAAGCGAAGTCTGGTACAACAAAGGAACTTCAACCCAAGTCTTTGACAAGTACACTCAGTTCGAGACCGGAATTTCTGCCCCGGGTAGTGCTTGTATCTACGACAACACAGTCGTCTTGTTGTCTTCCAGCAAACGAGGGCAGCTTGAGGTTGTCCGTGTAGGCGATGGTTACGCTCCGCAAGTCATATCGACCCCAGAGCTTAGCCGAAAGTGGGAACAGTATTCGACGGTTTCAGATGCAGAAGGGTTTGCAATGACGATAGACGGACATCCGTTCTACGTCCTTTCCTTCCCGACAGGTAACGCGACGTTTGCGTATGACGCTTCCGTTCAGGGGTCTGGTTTTGAATGGGCGCAGTGGAGCGGCGCTTTCAGCAACGATGCACCGATCCGGTACTACGGTGGCGTTCACGCCTTCTGTTCAGGCTGGAGTGGCGGGACGCATATCGTTGGCGATCATGCTGAGACCGGAAAACTGTTTGCCTTGAGCGAGACCGTATACACATGGGCCAGTGCCAATATGGAAAGACAGTTGACCGGCCCAGGCATTGCGGCTGAGAACGAGGATCGTCTCAGGTTCGCACGGATACAAATTGACTGTGAAGAAGGCGTAATTGATTCAGGAGATACAGGGAACGACCGCCAGTTGACTGTTTACTGGAGCAAGGACGGAGGTCACACATTCAGTTCAGGCGTTTCTCTAGATATCGGAGAAGCGGCTGTAGACGAGTACTACCACCGACTCATTCGGAGACGCCTGGGAAGCGGACGTAACTGGATATTCAGGGTCTACAGCGACTCGAAAAGAAAGCTCGTGGTGAAGGGTGCTTGGGGTCGTCTGGCCTGGGCTGACGAACAGAACAGGGCTGCATAAATGCCGTTATTCAAGAATGATGCTTTGGTTGTCAATCCGATCTTGAGACGTAGGCCGGATGACCATCGAATGTGGGATGAGTGGATCGAGGAACTGAACAACCAGTCATTGACCGGCGCAAATATCATTCTAAAGGGAGACAGCGATACTAACGATGTCGTAGGACAACTGTTGAGTTCAGTGGCTTCGACTTCTACTTCTGGGCCGGGTGATGAGTGGCAGGTTCTGAGGACATTCATTACTGAGTTCGCGGGTTCATTCAGGGTGATGGTCGAAGCTCAGAAGAACGAGGTTTCCGGGGCTACTTCTGACACGGGGTGGCGGCTTAAGAACGAAGTCGGGTCCGTAGTTCACACGCAGGATTTGAGCAGCACGACATACGCTGAGTATTTTTCTGGAGAGGAAACGGTATCGGATGCCGGAGAGACATGGACTATAGAGGGCAGGTCATTGAATGACGGGGCTGCGAACATTTCTGAAACTGACATCAGGGACATCGAGGTCATGGCTAGATTGGATCTGGCTCAAATAACGTAATGGTTAAACCTATCAATCAACTTGCGTATCCCAACTCTAATGTAGGGTACTACCGACCACCCACAGGTGGCGTGACTGTCGATCAGTCTGGCGAGATGGTCATCACGCCAGAGATTGCGTCGATGCTGCAAGAGCGGATACAGCAGGCCGGCATGACCGGCTCGCAATCGGATCTGTCTCAGTTTATGGATCAGATTCAGGTCGGCGCTCCGCTGATGCCGTTGCTGACCCAACTCGGGTTCACGGACGACAGCGAGTTTGGACGGCAAATCGCTTCACAGGCCGGGATATCGCCGGAGGCGTATCAGTCCGAGATTGAGCGCGCAAACCAAGTGGGGATAGCGAGCCGAAACGGCGGCGGGCCGATTGGTAGCGCGGTCAGGGGCGTGACTGACGCAATCCAATGGGGCGAGGGCGACGGTATCAAGGGTTGGGCCAATTCAGCCGCGAGATTGGCAGGTCTTACGATGGGCGCCGCCGCTGCTGGTGGGGCGATCAGTGGAGGTGGCGCTGCTGCCGGTTCCGGTGGCGCAACCACGTATGCCGTGCCATCGACTCAGGCGGGCGGGGCATTCACGCCGCTGACTGCTGGAGGCGCGACTGCGGCGGGTGGTGCCGCTGTCGCTGGCGGAGGGGCTGTATCCGCCGGCTCTACGGCAGCGGGAACGGCAGCGGGAGCTGGAGCTGGAGCAGCAGGAGCAGCAGCAGCCTCGTCAATGCCCGGCTGGGTCACACCGGCCATACAGGGAGGCTTATCCGTATTCGGTGGCCTGATGGCCAATAGGGCCGCCTCAGACGCCGTAGACGCTCAGTTGGCCGCTACTCGTGAAGGGTACGACTTTCTCCGTGAAAGCCGCGATATGGCGCTTGAGAGAGAGGAGCCGTTCTATCAGGCGGGTATAGAGGCTTTGGCGGGACTAGAGAGCATGTCCGGCCTTTCCGATGAGCCCTACGACATCACTCAAGACCCGAGCTACCAGTTTCGTCTAGGCGAAGGGATAGAGGCGTACGAAAACTCAGCTTTCGCAACAGGCGGAATCACGGGAGGCATGACCGAGGGGCTTTTGAGATACGCACAAGACTACGCCTCGACCGAATACGACGCGAGCTACAGACGACTCTTGACCCTTGCCGGCTACGGTCAGCAATCCAGTGGATCGGGGATCATCCAGAACTTCGGTGAGTCGGCCGCGAATCTCGCGTTGAACGCCGGAGAAGCGAGAGGGACCGGGTATATCGCGCGTAGCAATGCGTGGCAGAACTCCATCGATCAACTGTCTCAAATCGACTGGTCTTCGTTGAGGCGATAGTAATGGCACTGAACATCCCTTCGCTTCAGCAGTTGGCGACTCCGGTCACGAGCGGGAGACGTGCGGATCTCGAACGGCAGGAACTTCGTCTCATGCGACAGGACGAGGATATTGCGGAACGCAGAACGTCCCTTGCAGAGAGCGAGGCGAAGAAGGCTGAGATTCAGCAGGCAAGAGAAAACTCGATCAAGGAGGAACAGCTCAAACGGGAGCGCCTTGCCGAAATTCTCAACTATGGAGAAAGAGCCGCAGTCGAATCCCTGTCGGCCTACGAAGCTGCACTTGAGGACACTGACGAGGGAACGGCGGTCAAGGCGGGGCAAGCCGCATGGGATCGTTGGGAATCCGCGCTTCAGAATGTCTATGGTGACGAAGTAGCGGATACGCTTGGGTTCGAGTGGTCTCCCGATTCTGCACGCACGATGCTAGCTCAACTGGAGCCATTGACCGAACAAGCCGGAAAGGCTCAGGTGTTTCGCGATACGGAAGGAAACATTCTTGGCGTTGCGCTTGAAAACACCGATCGATATCAGCAGTTTTTGACTGCCGGGGGGATTCCGGGTGTCGAAGCTGGCAGGCCGTCCCAGGAGCGACAGCCTGAAGATGATCCGGAGACTGTCAGGGAGCCCACCAGGCCGACAGCAATGGAAAGGGATCAGGTCGAAACGCTGGTAAAGGACGATGAGCGTTTTGGCGAACTGGATGGCTCCAATCGCGACAAGGCCGTGAACTGGATAGTCAACAGAGCCAAAGAGGTTCAGCGCGATACCGGAGTGAATTTCAACGATGCCATTGGTTCGGCCACCGACGAAGCCGAGAGTCTTCAGAGATCTCGCAAAGACAAATTATTCGGAGTGGACTGGCTGAATCCAGACGATACCGTGTTTGACCCTAGCCAGACCGTCGAGTGGAACGGAGAAAGCTACAAGGTCGGCCAAACCGTCACCCTGAATGGCAAGGAATATACGGTTGTCGGATTTGACGAAAGCGGCGAGCCTCTGGTCGAGTAATGCCGATCCCGATCAGTCAGATTCAATCTGGCCCAGTTCCTATCAGTAGACTCCAAGAGCCAAAACACCAGGCGACTCGTGGTTTCTGGAACAACCTGAAGCTTCCGTTCCCGTCATGGGACGCTTTCATGGGTGGAGCGAGAAGGCGAAACAGCGCGCTAGATAACGCGGTATCCGCATTCAAAGACGAGTCACGGCCGACTATCGATGAGCACGCTGAGTCTCAAAGAGTTCAGGTATCCAACCTGATGTGGGAGCACGAGCAGGCGGGAGACACGAGTAGCGAAAGGTACCAGAAGCTTTCTGAAAGGTTCGATAGGTTGTCGAATCAGGAAGAACAGAGCGAGGTTTCCGAGTTCAACCTGGGGGATCTTGTCTCTGCTGTTCAGGACGATGCTGGGGCCGTTGCTGCTGAGTTCGTCAACGCAATAGCGGCAGACCCGGAATTGCTGGCTGTTCCCTTCGGATCGAAGAAACTTGCAGTCCAGTTGGGCGAGAGAGTCGCCAGCATGGGGCGAACGGCTCAAGTCATGGCCCGAGTTGCCGGGGGATCGTTGGGTGCTGCCGGTACTGGTGCTGCCGTTGCCATTCCTATTTCTGTAGCCGATCAGGCCGCAAACGAAGGGAGTGTTGATTGGGGCAAGGTATACAACGATGCCGCGATGACAGCGATGATATCCGCGCCGATCGGTGGGATATTCGGTGGTGCAACCTTGCCTCCCGTGAGGGCGCGCGTCACACGTCCTAGACCGATAACTTCAGTAGGTGCGGCTGAGACCGTCAGTCCCAGTTCTACGCTGGAGGAAGCGATACAGTCGATTCTGGAGACTCCCAAGCGTTTCTCGCGCGAGATCGGAGACGTGATTGGCTACAAGGCTGTCACCTATCTCGACGATGCTTCCAAAGTTTCACCGTCGATGAAAACCATTCGGAACATCATGGAGTACCAGGAGTTCTCCGATACACCGATAGCCCCCAGTTTCTATGAACGGCTGAGCCTTGCGAACGGCCAGTACCTCAGTCAGTTGCAAGACGCGATGGGCACCTTCACCAAGACGTTTAGACGCGGATTGACGAAGACAGAGAATGACGATCTGGTCAAGCACTTGAGGGGTATTACGGAAGGGTCGGGAAAGGTTGCGGAAGCTGGAAAGGTAATTCGCGGGATGCTGGACGATATTCAGCAGTACGCGAAAGACGCTGGGCTCGAGACTGGATACGTCGAGAACTACTTTCCCAGAGTCTATAACGATGCTGCGGGTTCTGACGAGTTTGTAAAGACGCTATCCAAGCACATGCCGATCGAGGACGCGACTGAGGTTCAACGTCGTATCGTCAACAACGACGGCATATTGCTGGCATCAAGAACAATCACGGATCGAGCGGTTGACGATGCTGGTGTTTATATGCCTGGCCGTGTGTTGCAGGGCGGTGTCAAACGAAACAGAAACGCCGAGATGTCGCGGAAGTTAACGGATATACCTGAGGAAGAACTGGCTCCGTTTCTGGAAGGCAATGCCTATGACGTGCTGAGAAAGTATGTCTCAGGCATTACCCGAAGATCGGAGTATGCGCGGGAGTTCGGAGCCGGCGAGGAAAAACTGAATCAACTGGTGAGATCGGCGATCGAAGAAGGTCATTTATCTGGCCGGCCGATTCGGCCCAAGGAGATTCAGCGAGTCTACGAATTGGCTGATGCGTTGCAGTTGTCCTACAAGCCGATTCAGTCGAGTGTCATGCGTGGGATCAACAAGGGGTTTGGTGCTTATCAGTTATTGAGAACGCTGTCTCTGGCGACAATTTCGAGCCTGTCGGAGCCACTTGTTATCCTTTCTCGCGGACGCTGGAAGTCGGCTTTGAAGGCCGTTCCCAAGATGATCGATCATGCGATTCATGGCGCTATCGGGACTGTGTTCAAGCGGTTCCCGCAAAGTGAAGCGACTAAAGCGTTGGAGCGCGTCGGGATCGGTCTCGATATCGCGGTGACGGAAAGGCTCATGGCTTCGTTCGGCGGAGAAGTCACCAGGGCGACCAACGCTTTCTTCAAAGCCACATTACTTCACCAGTGGACCCGGATGAACCGAGTGTGGGGATTCCATTCCGGGCGATTGATGGTGGTGGACCATCTCAAGGATCTGGCGAAAGGCAAGGGCGGAAGAACCGGGAACCGATTGCGTCAGGAGCTTGCCGAGTTGGGTGTATCGGCCGATGAGGGGATTCGGTGGGTTCAGTCGGGCGCTAAGGACGAGGGCGATTTCAAGCGCGTGCTGGATGCTGCTGCCCTGAGGTTCACGAATGAAGTTGTGATGAACCCGAGGGCTACGGTCAGACCGATGTGGCACGCGAATCCACACTTTCATTTGATCTCGCAACTTCGAGGCTTCCAGACCACATTCGGAAATACCGTGATGAAGCGGTGGTTTAAGAAGATTGTGGAAGACCCGGTTCACTACGTCCCGAAGATCAGCGCAACCGGAGTATTGATGACGGTGACGGCGTATTGGGCGAACGAGCTGAGGGAAGTTATCAAATACGGTCCAGACGGAAACCCGAACAGGGCGAACGAGACCGAGGCCGAGAAACTAACTCGCGCGATTGACCGGGCAGGATTTACAGGTGCCGGCCAGATTGCTGCTGATGTGCTGTTCGCGCATCGGTTTGGATCGAGCGGACTGCAACAGGCGTTGGGTCCGCAGATATCCCAGATTGAGGAACTTAGAGAAGGCGTAGCGATGGCGCTCGAAGGGAACAGCAGCAAACTTTCACTGGAACTTGCTAACGCTATTCCCGTTGCGAATACCTATCGTCCCGCTAGAGACGCAATCAGAGAGATGGTCGAAGAAGCGGTCGAATGAGTGATTCCGAAAAGCCCTCCGGCACCTTCTCAGACTACTCCGAAACAAACTCCAACACCTTCACCAATACCCGACGAGACGAAATCTGCCAGCGGTCAGGTTTCCGGGTAGATCCTCGCGATCTCGTGACGGACAGGTACGGACTCAAGGTTCTACCCAAGTTTAGAGATTCAAGACACCCACAGGAAAGACCTTCTCCGGCGAAGGAGCGTGGCGGTATGGCGAGACGGCCGGAAGGGCCAGACGTATTCATTGGAACAGGAAACATCCTGATTACGGGTGACGGCTTCTACATCTCGACAGGAACGGGAGGCAACATCTTGACCGGCTCAGTGCGTGAGGTCAGGGCGGAAGATTTGTAAATGGTTGATCTGAACAAAACCATCAACGATCTGACGGCGGCGAGTTCCGTCAGTCACGGGACCAACACGGTTGCCTTGTGGAAGGGTGGTGCGATTCCGACCCAGAAGGCGACTATCGCGCAACTACTTGGGACTGAACAAACCCAAGCAGAGGACGATGCCGAAGTCACGCCGATCAGTTTTCAGCATCTAAGCGACGTTACTCTCGCTGCCAGTGTGTTCAGGTTTATGACTACCGCTCAAGTTACGGATGTCGTGACACGGGCAGGACTGTTGGATGTATCTGCCGCTATTCAGTCAGCGATAGATACAGCTAAACCCGTTCTGTTCCCTGACGGGCTATACCTGGCGAACAACCTGACTGCCGACAATACGACTCAGACGTTTCATTTCTTCGGCAATGCGGTCATCAAGAAGAACGCCAATGGTCCTTTAATCACTTTCAGCGGGCAGCAGAATGCTGTTTTTAACGGACGTTTCGACGGAGACGGAACGACATTTACCGGCGACAACATCGTCAAGACCGTCCCGAGTCTGGTGCTCGATCATTGCTCATCGCGGAATGTCGAAGGCCGCCCTGTTTATGATTCGGACGGTAACGGCCTCAGAATTATCAGCACCAATTCAAGGTACGAAACGCTCGACACGTCGGCGGACGGATGGGACATCGTAGTCGAGGGAGAGGGCTTATACAGTCGGATTATAGGTATTACAACTGCGCAGGCCACGGGAGGATTCTATTTCAATCAGACCGGCTCTGCTGGCGGGCACGCTATCTTCGGCAATCAGTTCGGCAAGCTCAAGATGGTGGGTGGTAATGCCGGGAACTATGTTCACGGTAATCGCGTTGGAGGCTTGACCACTCTCGAAAAACAGCAGTTGCACATCGACGGAAATGCGCTCGCATCGGCTGCCGATGTCACGATTGGCGACGGCACGACAGCCTTCTCCGGCATCGTGTGGGGGCCGGGAAATACGCTGACCTCCGGGGCAGAGCTGACGCTTACGGACGGGCTTATCGACTGCGAGTTCCACGGATTTGGGCATCTTCGAAACAACGGCGTCACGATCACCGACAACACGACTGACGTAAACGACATTTACGATGGCAGAGCCTCTTACTCGGTGGCATGGACCGATGCCAGCGGCGGAACCAATGTCATCGGCGATGGAACCCTGCAATCCTTCTACACCCAACGCGGTAGAAAGATGTCGGTGCAGATTCATCTGCAAATAGGATCGAGCACGACATTCGGCACTGGTGGGCAGTGGAACTTCAGCTTACCAAAAGCCATGACTTCTGCTCTCGGCAAGCAAGTAGGAAATGCACAGCTAATCGACGCAACAGGAAACTTCTACCAATGCGCTGTAGAGGGTTCTGCATCAGCGACAACGGTCCGTCTGGCTATTCCGACAACGGCTAATTCAGTGACTAAAACGACCCCGTTCACATGGGCCGATGGCGACCGTCTGTTTATCAATTTTGAGTATGAGCTGTGAGGCGAATAAATGTATACGCCACGTTGGTTTGACATTCGAGAATTAGTCCCGCCCGAAGTCTGGGACATTCGCGGCCAAGCCTCGCTAGAGCTTTTCGACCCGGAAATTCTCCGGTCTATCGACTCGATCCGCGACGATTACGGCCGGATTCTAGTCAACAACTGGCACACCGGGGGCGACCTCAAGTATAGGGGCTTCAGGCCGCAGGGCTGCCCCGTAGGCGCCGCTTTCAGCCAACACCGATACGGGCGGGCAATTGACCTCACGCCCCTGGATACGCCCTTAGAGACGGTCTACGAGGCGATCCGGGACGGACTGTACGACGGGATCACCACGATCGAGAACATCGAGGCGACGCGTGACGGGAACTGGATTCATGTGGACTGCCGGAATAACCGGGCCGAGGCGGTCAGGATTGTCGAGCCATGACAATAGCCGACGCCGTAAGCGTCATCAAGACGGGCGAGCGCATCTGGCGGGCTGCTAAACCCATTACCCGCATCAAACGAAAGCTGAACAAGCGGCGAGCCCGGAAGGGGAAACCATTACTTGAGATCAACGAGGAGACTGACATGCTGAGAACTTCGACAGGCGCCGGACTGGCCGGTATCGCGATCAACATCATTCTGCAAATCTTGCAGGCGTTTTCGTTCACGGCGGAACTGGCTTCGTCGCCGGAGTTCGCCGCGGGACTCACGACTGTCGTGATGTGGGCGATTGCTCGCCTCTGGAAGACGCCGAAAGATCCCGGAATTGTCTGAGTGGGGTAGCCCGGTGTGGACGAGACCGTTGACGTTCGCCTTGCCCGTATCGATGAAAGGATGCGGGCCATTGCGGCGGCGCTCGAGCTTCAGGCAAGGGAGTACGAGCGCCGACTGGTAGACCTTAACCATGCGCACGAGAAGCAAGTGTCGGATCAGTCTACTTACGTCAGCGACGATGCTTTCCAAGGCTTTGTAAAGGAAATACGGGCATGGCAGCGGAGCGTAGACGCTCAGTTCGCCGAGCTTAAGGGAGGCACGACCGGCGTGACTAAAACCCGTACCGCCGCCCATCAAAGCTGGGTGCTCGTGCTGATGAGCTTAGGCGTTGGTGTGGCGATAGCTTTGGCGATCTGGAATTGAGCGAGAAGATTGGCAGAAATCATGTGCTTAGCACTACTAACCGACCATGAACTTTACTAAGATGGGCGAAGCGGACGGCGGGATCAAGCCCCACCGCCCACTTCTGGCACACAGCCTAGCAAAAAGGATGAGGCTGCATGTTGGGACTAATCTTAGGCGACTTCAAACTGTCATGGCTAGGGTAGCCGGGGAGCCCAACGGGTTTTGGAGGGCGCTGGCTATTGGAGCTATGGGCCTTATCATTATGATGCTTGGAGCTTTTCTAGCCTACCAGGTTGCCAAAACGGACGGCATAGAGACTGCTGTTAACCAGATCAAGGTCGACATCGCCCTGATTCAACAGCAGTTGGAGATTGAACGTGGCCGATAACCTAGAAGCCGACCGTGCATCGTCCCGGTCCTTTCATGCTGATTCCGGGGGCGGGACTCAGCAGCTTCATGTGGAACTCGGATTCGGTAAGAGTGCGGTCATCATTCTGTGGTTTTGCGCAGTCATATGCTCTGCTGCGCTGATCGGACTATTCGTAGCGTATCACGCGTACAACCAGACATCGGCACATGTGAATGTGCTTCAGTACGACCTTGCGCAGATCCGTGCGCAACTGATCGATAAAGGCTTTTACGAACCAACGGGACACTGACATGCCACACGTCTATTACCACTGCGGGATTTTGGGAGACAAGATCGAGACCGGCCCGCTCGAATATCCGACATGGTCGAAGGGTGTCGTTCTCTGGCGTCTCAACGTAGACGACGATCATCTCGAAAAGAAGGTCGAGAAGCGCGCCCGAAAGATGGCCGGTATGATATCCGACGCTCTAGGCGGCGAGGTTCAGCCGATGACTCAGCTTCACGGCTACTGTTCCATCGGTGTCGGGGAGATCGACGGCTACCAGACCTTAGAGACCTATTACGGTTCCGATTACTTCATGGTTCAGTGGTTCCGATCCGAAGCCGTGACCCATGCTGTTGCCAGCACCTTGGACGTTGCTCTCATCATCGAGCGGTACAAGACATATCTCGATGTGTTCAAGGTCACCGGAACCGAGATTCATCTGGATTACTAAAATGATCAGCGCAGACGTATACAAAGGGCTCGTAGCTCTAGCGTTCATAGCAGGCGCTACGATCACCGTAGAGACACGATATCAGAAAGCCGACGCCGCGAGTCAGGAGCACCAGTATCTCGCCGCAGAGAGCGAAATAGGGCGGTTAGAGACGGAACTGAGGCTCCTTGAGTTGGAGCTGAAGCAGCTACGCGGTCTGTCGGAGAATCGACCCCTGACAGCCGAGGAATTGGACCGTCAGGAATACCTCAAGCAAAGACGGGTGATTATCGAGGCTCGGTTGCTGGATCTGACGAGGGCGGCATAGTCTCACTCAGACTAGGGCGCAACGATTCCATTCATAAACTCGGAGAAGTCGCACTCGCCGTCCTTGCCTTCCCATAAGGCAATGAAAATCGGATGGTCCCATGTTTCCTCGGACCATGCAGAGTTGACTGTACAGAGCGTTCCGACATGCTCAGGCGGCTCTGGAAACGATGTCCATGTGGGACTGGAATAGTCTGGCCCTGGCCCGAAGAACTCAAGACTGATGCCCTCTCCTTCGTTCTCGAAGGCATACGGAGGAAGGACCGGATCAGGATGCCAGTAGATCAGTACAAAAACACATATTCCGGTCATCGCCCCAACCGAGAACATCCCTAGCATATTGAGTATCAAATCTCTTTTCGCGTGGAGGTTCAGGTGCGTGATGATCTGGTCAAGGTCCATTGCTATTTTTCCCCGTGTCTATCTGAGTCAGCGGCTCAACGCCTGAATCCCGCCCTGAATCTGCCCGTCAGTAACGACCATCGAGGGCGCATACTGGCTCTGCACGAACCTTTCGGCCGCCTCCTTGCTGATCGCGCCGAATACGGGGTCTCCGTTCGCGACCAGCCAATCAACTAGCTCTGCTTGCGTAGCGAACGGCGGTGAAACCGGCGTGCCCTCGGACACATTCTCGTAGCATTGATACCACGTCGGTTCCTCGGTGAATTTGGGCCGGTAGTAATCAGCATCCGGTGGTCCGCCTTCCCACTCCCAGAAGTATTTGTACTGCGAGGCGCTTTCGTACTCCTGCTGGTCTGGATGCTCGACGTTCGACCATTTCAGGCACGAATCGAGCCATTCCTCAGCGGCCGACTCGTACTCCTGATCGTACATCGGCATATAGTTGCCTACCCAATCGCGCCTCTTGGCGTTGCCCTCGGTATATCGCGGATGCTGCCAGTTCGGCGGCACTCGTCTAACTGTTCGTCCCATCGTTTTCTCCTGTAGTTAACTGATCCTCAGAAGCAGTGCCCTGCGACGGATTCGGGTCCGGGCCAGACCCGGTGGGGCTGGATGGCTCCAACGTGGCTATTCGCGCGGCCCGAGCCACCATCTTTAGGCTCGCACTATGGGCAGAGACAAACCGCTGTCCCACTACCGAGCCGAGTCCAGCATCTTGTATCCGGCTTATCATGGCCTTAATTCGCGTCGTCGCCTCGCGCATTCTGTTCAGGAAATTGTATCTCGCGTAAGCCCGCAATCGTGGCAGCCCCACACGCCATTTGCGTCAACTGACGTCGAATCATGCGGGCACTGACTCTCTACAGCAAGGGCTCGCACTTCATCCGGCGGCTTTTGGAGCCAGCCACACTCGACGCATACCGTCCAGCCGTCGAGGGCATCGTTAAGTTTGGCCAGCGTAGCTTCGAACTCATTGCGCTCCCTCGGGTAGGACGGCCAGTGTTCGGATTCCTTCCGGCCGAGAAGGTCGCGGTCGATCTCCCGCAGCAGCCAGCGAGCAGCCATCGTTAGGTTCTCCGGTGTGGGCTTAGGCCCCCTCGGACAGCCAGCAAGGACACCGCCAGTTCTGGGAGCTTCGTAGGTTGACTGGTTCGCGTATCCCATGAGCGTGTTGTAGATCCGATTCATCAGCTTGTCGGAAACGGTGTATTCCTTTGGCCGGTCAGTCATTTTCGGTCTCGGATCTTTCGAAGTCGGGCTCGCGCTGGTCCGCTGCACTTCTCACTCGGTTTCGGCCATAGAGCCTCAAGGTTGCGCCGGTACTCATCCGGGTCCGGCCCTGTGGCTTCATGTATCAGATCGCGGGTTTCCTGAATCTCACCGAGCCCCATGTAGTCCCAGATTGGGCAATCGTTCGTTCTCTCAACGGCCATGACGACTGTTTTCAGGGCATCACGGAAAGCGCCTAACCTCGACGACAGCTCAACGACGTCGGCGGTTTTCTCCATGTTCATTCGGCACTTGTCATCGACGTGATATTGCACCTGTCCGCGCAGCCATTCGACCCTCTCGATCAGGCTGTCACGTTCTTTGCTGAGCCAATCGATCATTTGAGCTGCTTCCCATGCTAAGAAATCCTGTGGCGTGGCGCGGCCTAGTGAGCATTCTGCGCTTTCCCTCGCATCCTCTCGAAGCCGTTGTTCGAGCAGTTCACCTTTCACTTTTGCCTCGTTGTATGCAGCCTCACCCATTGCTCTCTCCTTCTGGGCACTGCCCTTCCACCACAAATGCCCTGAGCGCCCGAACGTAGGGCTGACTCTCGATATCGGCGTCCGTGATCTCGCGTAGCTGCTCTGGGCTCTCGATCTTCCCCCACCACGACTCGAAACCGAAGATGAACTCTTTCAGCTCCGGCACCCACATGCAGGGGTTGTGGCCGAGAAAGCCAGCTCGTACACGGACATCGCCGACGTAGATGCCAAGGAACGTCTTGTCCTTGTGCTCGTCGGCGCACGGCCGGACCGACACGAAGTCACCAGGCTCAGCACCGAAGCCATTGACGATCAAGTCCTGTTTCATTTCCCCGTTCCCCCACTCGGCAGGCGCCGATATAGAGCGAATATCTCCCGCTCCTGCTTTTCGAGCATATCGGCAGCGTCAGCACGGAGCCGAAATTCCTCGTCTTGGCTTCTGCGCTCTAAGGGATTGTGCCGGAGCTGGCTCGCCAGTCGTTGGGCTTCTGTGTAGCAGTCAGTCATCGGTTTTCTCCGGGTATCCGGTAGTCACGGGCTCGCCGCGGAAGAACCGCTGGACACGCTGCCACCCGCTGTAATCTTCAAATCCAACTCGTGCGCAGGCTTCTCGGGCTTCGACCCGAACCTGCCCCAAGCGAGCCCTAATTTGATCGTAGCCAGGATAGTCGGGCTGCGTGTTGACGACGAAATCATAGTCATGCACCCGTTTGATCGCGTCGATACATCCCATGTGCTGGCCTACCCGAGCCCAACCCCAAACCGATACGAGCAGCAGGGCGACGATGAATGCGGTTGAAATTTTCACAGCTAAGAGTCTCCCTCGCACACGGGCCACTGGTCTATTTCGTCAGCAAGCCCTCTGAGATCGGTTTGTAGTATCTCGCCGGCCCTGCGTTGGGCCTCGGCGTCACCGAAAGCATTGCAAACATGCTTCCGATAGATGTTCAGCGCATCATCGAGGTTCTGAGCCATCTTGCAGGCCAGGCTGTCTACCGGAGTGAACTCAGCCACTGCCTTTCTCCTACCCGGTCGAGCCGGAGTCTTCCCGAGACTCTGGCCATCCGTTCGCCCGCGCGGTTGATTTTCGACAGGCGGCGCACGGACGTTCTTGGATGCAGTTCCCGCAGCTATATCGGACAGTGCCGATGCGGCAGGCCAGTTGCCCGCAGGTGCCGTATTTCGGCTCTTTGGGGTTACCACACTTGCAGGGCTGCTTGGTTATCAAAACCTATTTCCTCCCCAGAACTGCCACATCGGCCATGGCACACGTCGCGGACGAATGAGACGGTGATTTCCTCGGCTGACCCTTGGATGATTGCGCGCAAACCTTGCGTCGCGTCGGAATAGCAGGTCCCTGCGATAATCGGAATTTTTGCACATGCCAGTACCTCTCTCCGATAGGGCAGGCGGCAGAATGCACGTCTTGATCCTTCCCCGCGCTGCACCATAGGCAATCCCTCTCGGCCAGCTTGGTATTGCTGAAATCCATCAGCCAGTGCTCTCTTTAGGCAGGGGATCGCCACCGATCATGATCGGGTCCGGCTCAGCCCGCGATGCTGTGTACTTGAGCGGGTCGTCCACCTGCACAAGCATCACACCGTCGCGCACGGTGAAGTCCATGAGCTGCTGATCCAGATCGGCCGCATTCTCTCCCTTGAAGGTTTGAAGGCGACGCTTACGGCTCACGCCTTTTTTCGTCCTTCGGCAATCGTAGAGCGACAGATACATTTCGGTCGGCTCGACATCAGGATCAGGAACGCGGCGTCGATTCTTCCCCCGACCCTCGATGATGACCGGCTGATTAGTGAGGAACGTGTCCTCGATTTCGATCCATGTTTCCATAGCTAAGGGTCCTCCGAATACTCTTTCCACGTTCCCTCTGGAATCCATCTGGCGTCCATAATGGCCCGAGCCTGAGCAGCGTCCACAGGCTCGTTATCTGGTTCGCCATCTGGTGAAACAGTGATGTACGGACCTTCCGAGAAGGAAGGGCATCGCCCGTCCTTGGTAGGCTCCCAGTTGTCGTTTACTGGGTCTTGATTCCAGTCGAACGGTTCAGACTGCGGGAGCTTCGGATTGAGATTGAGCGCACAGGTGACTTCGGTATCCATCCATGTGTAGTCTGAATACCCATTACCATTGCCAAAGAGGAATTTGCAGCCGATACAGCTATTGCTCATTGTCCCTTTCCCTTTGAGTACCGTTGCCACGGATAGTCATGCCACGGCCGTTGTGTGTGCTTCAGCTTCATGCCTCTACCTCTCCAATTTCCGCAGCAGCCAAGGGATTACATCTTGTGAGAACCAGTACTCAAGATCAGACATCTCGTCGTAGTCGCAATCGTTCTCGGCCGCATCCAATAGCTCGAAATACCGCTCTTGCTTTTCCCTGATCCGCTTCAGCGTGATCCGCTCTGGTTGTGGTGCTGCGAATGCCATAGGCTTACCTCAACCCTTTCCGCTCTAGTTCAGCCGCGAGCTGTTCGGTTCGGTCTGCCGTGTCGCTCGCCAGACACCAAAGCGTTGTGCTTCCGTAGGCGTCTCCGACGTACTCGGCAATGTCCTGTTCGAGCATCTTCGCCTTGCGAGCCAGAGTCTCGGCACGTAGCCACAGCTTGCGTTTCTTGTAATCCATGTCCATTCCCTGCGCTAGACTCGGGCGCCTCCGAATAGCCGATACCACCAAGGATTACTGCGCCACCATTTCTCGAACTCGTTGAAATGGTCACTCTTGGTCTTTTGAAGCTCGCGGCGCAGTCGAGCGTTTTCCTCGCTGAGATCACTGATTCGGTGAGCATGCAACTCGCCGACCTTGCGCTCGATGTCAAAGGCTTTCTGAAGCTGCTTGAGCGCCGATTTGCGGCGGCGGCTCTTGGCGGCTGTGCGTGCCATCCGAAGCTCAAGCGATGCAAGGTATTCGTCCATGTCAGGCAATTCCCCTATTCGCCCTATTTGGGCCTATTTCGCCTATTTGACCTTGGCTCGAAAACGCCAAGTGACTGATTAGCCTAGAATCGGCTTCGGATTCGCAATGCGAAGGTCGTGGGTTCGATCCCCATCGGCTCCACCAATTTTCAATGCTTTCAGCGTTCATTTTTTCCTGCCGCATGCAATGCGATTCAGAAATCGCGACTGCCATTGCGGGCTTCCAATACGCTAATGGCGTCATCCTGACGAGAATCGCTCAGGTGTTCGGCGAAATATGCCGGCTTGTCAGCGTCGCGGTTCGCAAGCATCCGGCAGCAGCGATCAACGCATTCCGAGCAGATTTTGGCGAACTCCCCAATAACCATCGATGGAACCAGAATCAGTCCCTTCCCGCAAAAGGAGCAAAGCTGAACCGTGCCAATATCAAGCCGGCCAAGTTCGTACTTGGCTGAATACTGGCTGCGCGATTGCTTCTCGGCTTCTTCGATGACCGCCTCAACGGAACCGGAGGCTTGGGCGACCCTTACCACTGCTGCTGTCGGCCGGGACAGATAGAACCACTCCCCGCGAGCGCGATGATCTGCCAATAGGACATGCAGATGGTTTTCGGTCCTAGCCGCGTTCACGGGGCTCAGAATTGCGAACAAGGAGATGTCGAACGGACATCCTTGGGTCAGTGCGTCAATGCGCCTCTCTGGATCTTTGGATACCCCGATTTTCAACACGCCACCGAGAGTGCTTCCGGCGAAATAGAGTTTCATTCCTTCGTCCTGTAATCGTCCATATTGGCAACCTGATCTGGCGGAGTCGGCTCAAGAACCTGGATCGCGTCATCGAGCGATGATGGCGCAAGGTGGCTATAGCGCTCCGTCATACGAATGTCTGAGTGCCCTAGCAGTTTACCCACTTTGTAGATGCTGACGCCTCGTTGAACAAGCCTTGAAGCGAAGGTGTGTCTAAGCGTATGGGCTGTGACATCCGGCAACTTGGCGTCGTTGCGAATCTCTGTGAATCGATGCGTGACCCAATTCTGAGCACTCTCGAGACGCTTAGCACTTTCACGCGTACCGCGAATTCTGGACTTCCAGTATTCGCTCGCAATGAGCCGGTATATCGCTTCCTCGGCCGCGTTCGTTAATGGAATCTTTAGGTTGTCTCCAGCCTTTCGGTCTAGAAACTCGACATACGTTTTCCGTCCTCGCACTGTGAGAGAGTCTTCACGGACCTTCAATAGCTCGCTGACTCGCGCTCCGGTGTCGAGGAAAAAGGTAATGACATCCCGCATGATGTCCGCTACTTGGTAGCGTTGATTATCGCAAGCAATTAGGAGTCGCTTCACTTCGGAATCTTTCATCCACCGCAGCTTCCGATGAGAAGGCTCAATGGTAGGCATCGGCGGAACCGACTTGATCCAGCCGCGCTTGCAGGATAGGTCAAGGGCGAATCGCAACATCGAGAGGCGGCTTTTGATCGTGGCAGCAGCGAGATCCTTATCTTGCAGCTCGAAAACCCACTGCTCGACTTGCTCGTATGACATTGGGAGACTGATGCCTCCTATCTCGCGCTCAACAATGTTCTTAAGCTGGCCTTTCTTTCGAGCGCCCTTGGCTTGAGACCATTTTGCCCGCCATGCGTGATCTAAGGCGTCACTGACCTTTTTCTTATTCCACATGGGGTCAGATTCGCCCTTGAGCCTTTCGACCTCAAGACGGTCGAACAGGACGGTGCGTTTGCCCCTAGGAAATTCCGTCAGTTGCGGGCGGAAGTTCTCCTTGAAGATATAGGCCGAGACGCCAAGCTCAGCGCGGGCTTGCGCGACTGTCAGATACGGGCTACCCGCTGTCGAAGTCGATCCCGCGTTTCTCATAGATAGCCCTCGCGAGATACCACTTCCACATATGGTTTGGCGATTCCCGATCCCATACGTGGATTGGAAGTGTGGAGAATCGTTCGAGCCAGTCGAAGCACCTGGCTTGTCGTTGCGATGGCGGCTTGTAATTCATCTTGACTTCGACCGAGAACAGATTGTCTTTGCGGTCGAGACACAGAAAGTCCGGCCAGCCCGGCTTCATCACGTACCAGCCCTTGCGCTTCGCCCATTGGACGAATCTTTCCTCGGCCGGTGTCATCTACTTCTTCTCCGACTTGCCGTGATTGCACGGTATCAGTCGGCCCTTGTCGTCGCGTTTGGCTCTCTCCATGCAGTGAACGCAATAGAGGTCGTTGTCCGGCTGCTTGCGAACGAATACGATTTTCATGGGAATGCTCCGTTGAATAGGAGCACTTCAATTTACGCATATCCGCGCCGAAATCTACAGCACTGTCCAGTTTAGGCAATGCTCTACCCTTTTCCTTCAGTGGGTTAGAGATGCAAAAAAGTTCGGAGTCCATTGCTTCAATCCAACACGGGCTCGTAGGTTTGCTCGAAGATGTCGGGCTTGCATGGGTAGAATTCGCCCTTCACGCCTTTGATGATCCAGTCACCGAGATTGGCTCTCATGGTTCCCTCCAGCGTGTCGATCGCAACGTAATCGCCGTTGACCATCATGGGTCGCTCTGGCGTGTGTCCAATGAATCGCCACAAGGCATTTCGATCTCCATCCCATTGGTGGGCGTCGATCACAACCGGCTTCTTGCGGAATCTATGAGTCATGTGTCCATTCCTCGATCAGAGCCGCTGACAACGCCCCCATTCGCCACAATCTGTCGTCGTTTCCGCCTGCACTCACTTTGACGACCCCATCCTTTACCCATAAGACCATTGCCTGATCCGGGTTGTCATTGACAGCATCCATCAGGGTTTGGTGAGCGGACCTTCCATGAGCGTCAATTCGTGTAATCACTGCCCGTTTCCTACCCCTACTCTTTCCGAACGGGGCTGGTCGCAACTCCAGCCTGTTCCCGCAGCCTTAGCGCGCTAACCACGGGCGCCCTCTGCGCTGCTTCCGGTGTGCGCACACCATCGGCATTTTTATAGCAGCCCGTTCGGAAAGGGTGTGGTGTATATCCGGTCACTTCACTTGCTCCATTCCAGGCGGCGGCGGGATCGGCATCCAATGAGTGAACTCGGAGTCAGGCAGTAGTGACCCGCACCAGAATGCGTCCCCGTCATCCTCGACCCACCATTCGTCCGTGAAGCGTTCTCCGCACTTGTGCAGAAGATCGACCGGCGTTCCGTCGCGTGGTGCGGTTGCGATTGGTTGCCAGCCATTGTCTTTCGTCATCTAAGAACTCTCTCAATTTCCAGCATCAGAGGTTCGACCATCCGTTGGATTTCGTCTCGTGTCATCTCCGGTCGGAGCTGTTGCACGAGGCACCATGCGATATTTTCGGCCTGCATCTCCCGTACCGAACTAAGCTCGGATTGGGCCTGCTTGATTGCTTCGTCAGTGGTCATTTGACTAGTGCCGGAAATGGACTTGAGTGAATGACTTGGACTATCGAGGTGGCGATCAGGGATAATCGCGACTCCCTTTGTTTCCCTCGCATCTTGTTTGCTACCGCTTCGCCTCCAAGCCATTCCTCAAATCCACTGCCGTGCTTCGTCACTGGCGCATCCCCTCGATGTACTCCGCGTATTCGACATCGTTGTAGTTGATAACGTCGGATGCCTGTATGAACCGCAACAGAGCTTCAACCACGGTCAGCGCATCAGCTCCCGCGTTCTTCCACTCGTCAAGCGCCATCGCCAGCTCTGCGCTCGCATTTCCGAATGCCTGCCTGGCGTAGGTGTCCAATCCATTGCCTGTCGAGTTACCGGGCGCGCTCACATCAAAACCTCCACAACTGTCAGAAACACGGTGATACCCAACATCGCGCAGCCGGCTCCCAAAAGGAAAAGATCGAACCAGATAGGCCTTGGTTTCATAGCTGATCCGTCGCCACGTAGAAGCAGGCGAAGCAAATCACGATCCAGACGATGAGCCAGAGCCGGGACTTCACTCGATCCTGTCGCTTGTTATGGATCATGCTGCCACCGTGCATTTGATCGGAAATCCATTCTTCACTTGCCAGAAGGCCAGCAAGGTAATGAACTCTTGCCAGCCCTTTTGGAGATCGTCGTTCGTCCACTCAAAAGCTTTGGCAAGACCGGGATTGTTCCGAGAAACAAACAGATTCACGCACCGGGCAGATGGGGAAACCATTGCTCGACACGCGGCTAACTGACGACACTGTTCCGGGTATGCGGTGATTTTGTCGTCAGCGTTGAATTCCTTGCCTTTGAAATCGATGACGCAATCGAATTCCTGGCTGTAGAGATCGACACGAGTCCCGAAGCCTAAAGTGTGTACGCGAGTTTCTTCGGTTCTCCAGGCTTCGCGTTTATCCGTGCCGACAAGGATTTCGATTTGCTTGCGGACTCCGGTGATGTAGGGCTCGTAATCGTTATCGACTCGTCCGGTGGCGTAGTAGTCTTCGATAGCCTTGTGTATCGCGGTGCCACGTTCTGCGGCTTGTCGAGCTTCTGCTTTGGAGTCTTCCTCAAGTACCCGCATCAGCTCGTTGATGTCGGCTATCTCGTGAGCTTTCGGATGGGTGAGCGCCGCCATGATTCCCTGCCGGACCTTCCAGCGTTCGAGCCCCGGTGAGGCTTCCAGTCGGGTAATCGTGGTGACGCCCGGAAACCATCCATGCTTCCGAGCGTCACGCATATTGGCAGAGCGCCATTTTCCATTAGCCCCCAAGATCTCGTAGGCGCACTGAGGCGGATCGGAAGGGATATACCAATGCCCCCCCTCCGATCCGGCCCCGGTACGTACCTGCGGCAATGTGAAGCGCGTAGCGTCCATTTCAGAAAGTTATCTCGTCGTCGAACTCTGGCGGATCAACATCCAGCGGCGTAACGACCCAGCCATGACCAAAGCCCTTGCTGGTATAGTCGGCCGTGGCCAAACCGATATCGTGACCGACCCACTTATCGGTATCTGGACCGTAAGCGCCGATCAGCTTTTGCGTGTTGCTCGGATTCAGGACGAGGCCCTTTTCCTTGCCCTTGAAGCTCAGGCGTAAACGATCTTGAACTGGCTGGCCTTCGCTGGCGTCGAAATGAATCTCTGACACGCTTTCGATGCAGACTCTCAGATTCTTACCGATGAAGTCCTTGGCTTTCAGATCTTTGGATTCGCTCGAAGCGAAACGGGTTGCGTCTACCACCTTCTTTTCTCCCTTGTCGTAACCATTAATCCATTCTTCATGTTCACGTCGCTCGACTTCTGATTGATGCCAAGTGCCGTGGTCGTAGTCTTGAACCTCATTCAAGCCCATGACTGAATCCGATCGTGTAGCCGCGCATGAAAATCTCGCGGTAGATTTCGTTCTTGTCGGCCAGGAGATTTTTCAGCTCAAGCTCGTGACTCTTTTCCCGGTGATACTGAGCCGACATTCTTTGAGCGGCTTCCAAGTTCACCGTGGATCGAATCGGTTTGACTGTCAGATCGTCTTTCATTTCTGCCTCTGAATCTCTTTCCGCAAAGCCGGATACCCGAACTCATGTATTGCTTCGTGCAGCCACTTCGATGCCTTGCGAAAGTCGAAGTCCTTTGACCGGACGATGCGCCAGTAGGTCTTTGCGGTCTTACGGAGCTTTGCGTTCATGGCCTGTGTGTTGATTAGGAACTTTCCGGTTGAAACGTCGGGCACTTCTCGTATGGCCCCTTGCGCCAAATAGCGCCGCCCTTGAACACTAGTGGCTCACCGTCTTTGCGCTGAGCCGCGAAACTGTTGTATGACATCGGAACCTGAAGCGATTTCGACCACGTACAGTTGCCGTGCTGGTGCGGATTGATTCGCCCGTTCTTGGTACGAGCCCATTTAGCGTGTTTGCAGTTGAGGCAAGAGTTCATGGTGCTTAAACCCGGTCGGCTTCCGCATCTTGCAACGCGATAACCAGCCCATCGAAGTCCTCGGAAGGGCCGAGCATGGCGGCAAGTTGGTCGACAACGGAATGTTCAATCCCGTAGTCGTAGGCGATGCAGATGAGATAATCTTCCCGATCCTTGTAGCCGTTGTCTGTGTAGATGCTCATGCCCGTTTACTGCCTAGGCAGCGGCCAACTTCCGATACTGTTGCGCCGCCGCTCTGAACTGTGCGCGTCTACGCGCCATTTCCCGTCGAAGCTCGCGCTTCCTTCGCTCCAGGTACTGTCCCGGCGTTTCCGGCACGTACTCGTTCTTCGGCCACATTTCGACTCTCCTGTCGTGGCGCTTGCCACGAGCAATTACAGATCCACCGGCCATTGACTACGGTCGCTCTCTCGTCCATACAGGCATGGCCTGCCAAGTCTTTCCAGTTCATCGCCCAATCACCAATCCAACTGCTCTAGCAGATCCGCCAGAGCGTCCTCTTTCGTTTTTCCGGTCCCGACAGGATCAGTCGGACCCGTGTACATCGAAGGGTCGATAGCTGACCATCGCTCGCTTGCCGGGCCATAGGTCGGCTCGTAGGTCACGCGCTTGATTAGCTCGGCCCTTTCGGTATTCAGGGTCCAGGCTTCTGAGGGGTTCATGTCATTCGCCCGTTCTTTGGGTGGACTCAGGCCGCTTCTGCGTACTGCGCAGCCTGCTCAATCAACGCCGCCTTAATCTCGGCCGCTCGTTTCACAGTTTTGGCCGTGGCGCTATGAGTCTTGGCGTGTTCAGCGCAGGCGGATTTAGCAGCCTTGAGAGTTGACCAGCACTTACCGTGCTTGCCGTTGTCCGGTGGAGGTGATACGTAATCGCCCCAGTTCTGGTGGTCGTCGCGAATGTAGAAAGCAAGGAACTCACCAGCCCGATACGACACGATCTTGTAGATGCCGCTGATCCAGTAGGTGTAGGCGTCATCACCGTAAGGCTTGATTCTCGTGAATGTCATCGTTGCTCCTGCTCTACTCAGTCAGTGCCCGTGGGCGGTGTTTCTGATAGCGTGGGGAGGATTATGAAGCTTGCTTAAGTCGGTGTCAAGCAAGCTTCAGTTTGGCCGCAAAACTAGGGCTTTCGCCGGGATGCCGGATCGTGGCATTCTGGCTGGCGGGTCGTTAGCCTAACTAAGAATCAGAAGGGGGAGATCGTGGCTTCAGCGAAAACGGTGCGCCATTTCGTTTTGGAGAACGTTATTTTTGTCGAGCTTTGTCCGCGCGCTGAACGCGCCCCTTGCTCCTGCCGGACTCGTTTGACGGCCCATACCAGACGTAGTTTGGGGTTGTCTCGAGAATTTCGCAAGCGGCGATCAGGTTCGCTGGCCGGTAATTTTTCGTTTCGCCCCTTTCCCATTGCGAAAGAGCTTCAGCGGTTATATCGGCGCCTAGATCGGACATTCGCTGCGCCAACTGTTCCTGTGTCAGCCCACGAGCCTGCCGCAACATCTTGATTCTGTCGCCTGGGGTTTCCATAGGCGAATAGCGTAAATCAAGACGCCATGAAGCAAGCTTGACCTTCGACTGAAGCAAGCTTATATTTGGCCTCACTATGCTTACCTCCGAAGCTGTGCGGGTCTACAAAACGAAGACGGCCATTGCCGAAGTTTTGGACATCTCGCTATCCGCCGTATGTCAGTGGGAAGAATACGTCCCGCCTCTGAGCGCGATGCGGCTCGCCAAGCACTCGAAAGGCAAGCTCAAATTCGATTCAGATTTCTACGAGAGCTGGAATAAAGCCTCTCAACCAATCGCTAGTTAGCTTTTATTTGCGCCCGAGCCTACAGCGCCGGGCCGAGTTTTTGGGGGAGATTTTGCATAAGACGATGCCGCTGAACATAAGGCTTTGCAATGGCTAAGAGAGTTCAGAACCAGTACACGCCGCGCAAGCCACTTTCGTATCCGGCCGATTGGGACGCGCTGCAAGGCTACGCCGGAATACTTCGACAGGCTCGCGCGGCTGACCATGCCTCTCGCATGGCAAAGCCGGATCGGGCAGCAGAGCGAGCGGCTGTCAAGAACTCGTTCATTCGCAAAGGCCGAAGCGGCAAGCCGAAGCCGCAAAAGAGAAGCGCAGCATGATCGGCCTCTCATTCCTCTGGCCCCGAGAGTCCATAACCCGACTATCGACAAAGGCCGAGTTTCCGGCCGACCCCGATCTCATATCCGCCCAGCTCAAAGCTGCGGCGAGTAATCCTTATTTGCCGAATGCCGATAAGGGCAAGGCTGAACGATCAGAAAGTCGCCAAATTGGCGACGCTCAACCCGGAGGTAGTGCATAGCCGTGGCGGGTAATCCACGAGTAGCTGACAAAGAAAAGGCCCACCGAGGCGAGCCTTCAATGCGTTCCGAATATGCGCATAAAGGTAAACCAACGGCGGACAGTATGCAAGGGCTGGGGCCAATTTTCCTGCACTCAACTCTGGCCAGTCACGAGGGGGACTGAAGACTCCACGCGATCTCGCTAAACGCCAACGGAATGGCCCACCGACACCCTGAAGGGAGGACGGGCAGAGTCGTTGCCAGAGAGGAGTACCAGGCCCTTGCTTTCGAGCGAGGAGGAACCAGCCGGGGGGAGATCGTATACGCCCCCTCTTTGAGCAGAGTTTGTCTGGAGGAAATGGAGTGAGCACCTACGCAGTATTTGGGATGACGCGCACCAAGGCATTTGCTGACGCCAAGAAGCGAGTCAAGACGGTTCGGAAGATCGACGGGGAAACAAGGCGTCTCAGCCAGGACGAATGGCTTGCCGACGTTAATGTCGAGACCGAGAAAACGATGGCTAGCACCCGTGTTGTACAGCTCAGCGAGAAGTACGACGCACCGACATTTGCCGAAGACTATCTCGTTCTCTGTCAAAGGCTCGAACAGCACCGTGATTTGTCTATTCGCTCGCAGTCGAGGATCGAGGACAAATCCAAGAAGACTGGCTATCGGCTCGTTTGGGACGCGGTTTAGTGAGCGACTTATGGAAGCCCGACAGAGAGGTTAGATCGGCAATCGCACGGGGAGAAAGGAAGGTCCGTGAGGCAGAGCAGCGAAGGTCAGAGCAGATTTCAAGGGAGCGGGAACTGTCGCTTGCGATTCGGAAAGCCAGAGAGAACGTGACCAATGTCCCGTTTTGAAGCGTTCTGGAAAGCATGGCCTCCGAACGGCAAGCCACCGTTCGACAACTATCGGCGTAAGACGAACCCGAAAGGCTGCGAGAAGGTCTGGAACGTAAAGAAACTGGATCAGCATGCCGACGAGATTATCCGAGACGTTCAGCAGCGAGCCCTATATGACGCTCAGTGGCTCGAGAACAAAGGCCAGTTCATGCAAGGCCCGCACCCGTATTTAAATCAAGAAAATTGGCGCGTTCCCTTTGCAGACGCTCGGGATCAGAAGAAACCGAGGGGCAAGACATCGCAGCCTCAAACCTTCAACTCCGGCCCGGACTGCTCCCGATTTGCTCGCTACGCCAATCGAGTGCTCTTAAATCGAATCATGGCCTGTGGAGGGATAGAAGACGACGTGAAGCTGGCGAGGATCGTGAAGGCGAAAAACTCGGTTGTCCTACAGGCAGAGAGCGACGAGTGGACAGACGAGGATTTCATGTCAGTGATTTTAAAGACAATTTCGGACGAGTTGAAACGTGGAACATCGCAAGTTGACAGTCAGGCAGCGTAGGGCAATCGACAAAGTGTCCGACGAAATCAACAAAGCTCGGGCGAAGCGTCACGTCCTCAGGCTACCCAACAAGAAGCGCAAGCCCAACATCGTCGAGCTTTTGAAGCGCCTGCACTCAACCGACATGACGCCTGACGAGCTGGAATCGCTGGACGACGAGGTATTGGAGACGCTGGGTGACGAATCTACGAAAGGAGGCTAAAGGCCGTGACTGCACGATCAGGATTCCCGGCGTGTGCAATCGCAACCCGGAGACTTCCGTTCTCTGTCACCTATCCGGAGCCGGTATGGCTCGCAAGAGCGACGACCGGCAGGCGGCTATCGGCTGTTCTGACTGTCACCGCTGCGTGGATGGCGTCGAGCCGCACGGATTCACGAGAGACGAGCGGCGGCTGTTTCTTCTCGACGGTGTTGTCAGGACTCAGCAAATCTGGATTACCGAAGGGATGATGTGAGCCCAACCGCCAGAAGCATGAAACTTCTCCGCGCCCGAGGCTACCTTGTCGGCGTCGTAGAGCAGACGATTCCCAAGACTTTCATCAAGCGAGATCTTTTCGGGTTCATCGACATTTTAGCTGTTCATCCGGTTACGGGCGAGACGTTAGCAGTTCAGACGACGAGCGGATCGAATGTGTCGGCGCGTATGCAGAAGATCAGGCAGCACGAGAATCTCGCTGCCGTCTGTGCGGCGAATTGGTCTTTGGCAATACATGGGTGGCGCAAGAATTCAAAGAATCGCTGGGTATGCAGAGAGATAGACATGGGAGAGGTCAGTGACTCTTGACGAAAACGGACGGTGTTGCGGGCGCAAGCCGATTTTTTACAAGGGCGGCTCATGGAGAAGCCCGCCGAATTCGCCTATGCATTTCTGTTGCGAATGCCATCGCGAGTACGGGCCTGACGGACAGCAACGGGAGAACTGGGCTTGGATCAAAAACTCGCTTGGACAGCTTGTTCCGAAGTCGAGATCGGTTACGGGCGGATAAGCGACTGGCCGGATAACTAGATTTTCAATCGCGGCATAGGGCCGCAAAGGAGAAGTGAGATGGAAGGTTCGATGATTGGCGTGATTTCCCAAACTGAGCAGGTAGGCGAACTGAAGCAGATTGATGCTCGTTTCGGTGAGTGCGTGAACGGCGCCCGCAAACTGGCCGACAGACTCCATGTTCTGGCCGACCGGATTGTCGGCTCGGAGCCGGAGAACGCGTCTAGTTCTGAGGATAAGCAAGCGCCGCGTCCCGTCATGTCCGTGACTCAGGAGATGACCGCAACCGTGAAGGCGATGGAGACGGCCATGCAGTCGTGCTGGCGGCATTTGGAGCGGCTTGAGAATCTGTGAGCGACAACACCGAATGGATCGACGTATCGGTAACGGCCGAGACTGACAAGGCCGTGCTCCTAAACAACGGGAAGGACGAGGCATGGATTCCTCGTTCTCAAATCGTCGACGAGGAAGAACCGTTGCGCAAAGGGGTCGAGACTCGCGTCGAGCTTCCGGTCTGGTTGCTGGAAAAGTCGGGGCTGGTGTGAAAGTCGGCCTCACATTCACCGGACACCACCTGGCCCCGCTAGACGAGCAGGACTTGGAGGTATTGCGAGCCGCCTATGGTGTCGGCGAAATCGTCAGTGTCGATGTCAAGAAGGCTCGCAATCTCAAACACCACCGGCTGTTCTTCGCGCTATTCCGCGAGCAGATCAAGCACGGATGCGTACTGCACGGTCATCGGTTTCATGATCCAGAGGCTCTACGCGCCTACGTCGAAATCTGTATCGAATGGTGCGACTACTACGACGTGGGCCCGATCCGTGTCCCGGTCCCGAGGACTATCCGGTTCGATATTGTCGATCAGACGGAGTTCACCACCGTATTCAACAATGCCGTTCTATTCATGGCTGACGAGATAGAGAGCCCGTGTTCCTCTGTCGTGTACGAGGCCGACGAATTGAGGTCGAAGGGTATCGGGCGGACTTCGTTGAGGAATGTCGCATGACCCTTCCCGAATACCAAGTCCAATTCAAGCTCTATACCTGGGATTGGGTAACAGCGTCGAGACACCGCCTGTTGTCTGCGGCGAGAAAGTCACTGAAGGCAAAGCGCTGGAAGTCGAGACGGCAGCCTGCGTACAAGTATCGGCTCGTGAAGATTGTGGAGCTGGATGTATGAAAGATCACCGAGGTTACTAGGGGGCAGCATGAGCGACGACCAATACCCTTGGGATGGCACTGGGACTTTCGTCGAGATTCCACCGAACAAGAGTGATCCTGACTGGCAGGAGTTCGAGTATTTCTTCGCCTATGAAGAACCCGCGTTCGAGCGCCCGAGAGTGGTGAGTCCCCTCAATGTTGCGCTGACTGCTTTCATCGTCGGTGTTATCGGCGTTCACATGGTCAACATCGGCACGTTCGATGCCGACGTTGATGAGGCCGCTTATAGCTATTACTTCAGATCTGATTCAAAAGAGCCGGGAGACATTTACTGGTTCCGAGTCAGGGCGACAGATTGCCCGGTAGATGACACTGCGACGACGGTAACGACAACGACATGCATTACCAGCGACTGGAGTGAGCGCCCATGAAAGACCACCGAGGCGCTTTCCTCTCTGAAGACACCATGGAGCAAATGATCCGCGACCGAGACGAGAAGATCCGCCGCCTAGAACTTGAGCTCGACAACTGGCAGGACAAGTACGCCACGGCAATGTCGAAGCTCGAATGTCGTGTCGACGATCTCGACGAGTATGCCTTGAGACTTCCAGTATGACCGCCCGCCTTACTTCTCTCGAAAGCGCCGAACGCGATTGGGTTGCCTGTGAGGCGTGGCGGTCGCCATTTGAGGGTAGTTGGGCATGATGAAGTTTTTAGCCAAGCGATTCGGGCAGCGCATCGTAGAGTGCAACGAGTGGTGCTATATCGAAGCCTATTACTGGCGCGGACGACTCTACTACACGCGGTTTGAAGAACTCAGGTAGGGGATTAGCCGATGGCGGCAGTACCAGAGCAGGAAGACGGCTGGCTTCACGCCAGGCTGAGCAGATGGGCCGCATGGGCCCGATGTCCGATGCCCGGTGCCGAGGGTACTGCGATAGGGTATCTCAGGGAGCGGCTAGACCACGCGCACGACACGCAGCCCACCGAGGAAATCGCCGTGACGGACAAGGCCGTGGCCCAGATGCGGGTGAAGCGAAAAGATTACTGGCGTGTCTTCGCAGACTTCTACCTGAATCCTGGCGAGCCTTCGGAGTACGAGATTGCGAGGCAGCACAATTACCCGACAGAGCGCGTGACGGCTATGTTGAGGCAGGCCAGATTCTTAGTCGGGCACTACATCTTCAGGCTGGAAAACTCTTGATTCTCTAGTCTGTTATGGCACACTAGGCCATCTCAGCGGCTTCGCTCGCCCCGAAAAAGCCGCACCCTAGTCCCACTAAAAAGCCGTCACTCCCCCCCCCTCGACGGCACCCACAGAGGCCTGCTAGTTCGGGCCTCTCTCTTTTGGAGACACCGTGAACCGATTCATCCCCCGCCTAGCCGGCGTGTTCGCATTCGTCATGCTCGCGCCCGTGCTTGCACAAGTCACGCTCACACGAGAGGACACTTGGAGCTGCGAGGCGACTGTCGATACGTGCGTCAGTGCGGCCATCGTGTATCTGCGATCCCTGATTGGAGTTGCGAATGCACAGCCACAAGCCCGAGAAGGGCAGAACTCAGTCACGATAGCTGTGATCGGCGGTAATCGCTCGACCAATCCCGAGTTCGCTTTCGTCTTTACAGCCCGGTGGGAGAACGAGGAAGGGACTCCTGTCGATACGACTCAAGCCCTACAAATAGGGACTCCATACGAGTTCAACTTCACCGATTGGTGCCAGGCCGGCGAGGGCGTAACGGTTGCTGTCACGATTGCTGCCGGCGAGACCGATGAAATCTCCGGTGAAATGGGCGCCGAGTTCGATTTTACCTCAGGCGTTCTCACGGTAACACCGGACACTGAGGAATCTGTCGATATCACCCTGACGTGTACGCCTCAATCCCCTACTGGCACGAATACACCGACCGACGAGACTTTTACTTTCGACGTTGCCGACCCTTCCGATACGACTGCACCTACAGTTCCAAGTAACGTAACGGTCCTGCCCTGCTCGACCAACGGCGACACCTGTCTGGAAATTTCGTGGGATGCTTCCACGGACGCTTCTGGAATAGCGGCCTACTACGTTTCAAGCTCAAGCACGAGCCTGAGCGCATGTGAAAGCAACGAGAGTTTCGGCTCTGCCACGATACCGCCTGACACGTCTAGGACTTCTGGCGGCAAAACTGCTTCGACAACCTACTGGTTCAAAGTCTTTGCCGTTGATTCTTCTCCTGCGGCCAATGAGTCTGATTGGAGTTCTTGCGCTTCGGGAACGACCGACTTGGCTGGCGGCGGCGGTGGCGGTGATTTGCTTTCGTCGAGTCAAATCCTGTTCATGGAGGATTGGGAGGGCTATTCAGCCGGTGTAAAGACGACTTCGGCAGACTTCAACAATGTCTGGACCCGCGTCGGTGCAGGTGCGGGTCAGGCTTGCAGCATCACGGAAATCATAGCGAGCGGCGGTCCCAAGAGCGGTAACGCCTTTCGTGCGTTCCTAGAAGACTCTGGAACCTGCGGACGCGCCGAGATTCGGCTGCCGAAAGATACGTTGTTTTTCGCGGCAACGTATGTCGGGAGTGCTCCTGTTCCAACCAGAGACACTTCCGAGTACACCCACAACTACGTCTACACGTCCGAGCAAGCTGCGACTTGTACCGGAGCAGGTTGTAATCCCGATCTTCTCGGAATCGCCTACTCGACCACAATCACCAAAGTTCGGGACGACGGCGGCGGAATGCACCAGTGGCAAAACCTACGACCGCATTTCACGAGCTGGCAGACGGAGATTGGATGTCCGTGGCATAACCAGGTCAATCCCAACTGGTCTATCGGTATCTCCGAGGACGAAATCGACACTCTGTCACGGCGCAACAAGTCGGCAGGGTTTTTCAGTGGCGGCACTTGTAGCGGCGGTGGTGGCGTCACATCCACGATGGCAACGGCATCCGATTTCGGCGAGGCCAGCATGGAAGGGCTGGTACTTGATATCTACCTGATATTCCGTCCCGATTCGAGGACGGACGCCGAAGGGGGTAATGGGGAGTTCCACTTCTACGCTGAGCTAGCAGGTGTAGAACCGACGGAGGCGAAATTCATTTGGAACGGATCGACGATTCATCCGGGCGTCTACCAGTTCGAGAACGCCAGTCCCAATGCAGGCCCACACATTCAGGCCCACTCAATGGGCGCGTATCAGGACCCGTGGCAGAACAACGGTATCTCTACTCTGGATTCCGTCGAGCACCGTTACGACAACATCATCTGGTCGGACGCGCAGGGAGACGATCTCTCTACGCTCCTTGGCAAGCTGTACAACACCTTGCAGCTCGAAAACTTCTCGAGCTTGGGGTGGTGATGTCAGGCGAGATCGTTATTGCATACGGCGCAGTAGGGATCGCCAGTTTTCGCGTCGAGAGCGTAGTGCTGGCCGCAGACGTGATCGGTTTTTTCGGTGTACGTCCGGCGTGTTGGAAACAGCCAGTCTCGGATTTTCTTCAGCATGGTTCTCTCCGATGATTAGGCGGCTCAAGTATAGCCTGATTCCGGTCCTTTTCTGTGCCCTATTTCCCATAATCGGGCAGGCCGATATCGCGGTCTCCAACGAGTATTCGGACCCGACCGTTACCGGGCCTGCGGTTGCTGCCGGCGAGGGCTTGATTGTCGTCGGGGCGCACAGGCGAGCCTCAGATACAGCGGAGCCACCGAGCAGTATCACGCATGATTCTGTCGGTCTCACGCTGGCGGTCATGGATGGCGATTACACTGGTACAAGTGACGAGGCCAGTTGCTCTATCTGGTATCTGGCAAACCCTAACGATACGACGGCCGTCATCGTTCCAGCGGCAACGGGCAATGGCAATGATATCTATTACGCCTATACGGTAACTGATTTAGCGACTTCAAGCGTTGTTGCCAATTCGGACGCTGACGAAGATAACAACACAAATTCGCTTATCTCTTTATCGGCAAGCCTGACAAGCGTCGACGGTGGTTTTGCTGTTGGTGTTTTGAGCCGAAGCGACCCAGGCGGAGATTACACAGCAGCATGGACAAACTTAACTGAAGCGTTCGATGCTCATCCGTCAGCCCATGCTTATTCTGGGGCGGATGCGCTAACGACCGGAACAGCCGGTCTTACTGTCAGCGTTGTAGGAGACTCGGATAGCGGCTTAGGGGATCAGGTTCTTTGTGCGGCCGTATTCAATCAGGCTGTTGCCTCTACTGTAACAGTCACCGATGTAGACACCGACGAATCGATTACCGCAGGGCAGCTAAACGTCGTCGTTACCGGGACTGGGTTCGGTGCGACTCAAGGGGCCGGAACGGTAGAGTTGACGTGTGCAGGGCAGACGGCAGAACTGACAAGCATTGATTCGTGGGCTGATACCTCGATTCAATTCGACGAGGATATCGTCGGGTTCGGTGTTACCAGCGGCCTGAAGTACGGCACCTGCAATCTGACGGTCACGAACAACTCGGCGGCTGACGGATCGTTAGAGATCACGGCCACGGCTCAGACAGGTGTCGATTTCGTCAACATCGGAACAGCCTTTCTTTCAGGCGTCTGGGGTCCGACCGATACACCATTCGACGAGGAAGGCAATCCCGGTAGGTGTTGGGGCTTTCCTACCGATCTGACTGACGGCGATCAAATGGCTATCGGCAACGTCATGGCCGATACGTCTGACATAGACGATATTACGCTCAATGCTGATGGGTCGTTTATTGCTCCAGAGGACGTGACGGCTGTTGACTGCGATTACTCGTCGAGTTCAGCTTATTCGGGGTCCGAGGCGACACTTGAGCTAGTCGATCCTCCCCCTGAATACGGTACAGCCGCAACGCTACAGAACTTCGTGCTCGCCAAAGACGAGGCGATGGCGGCCATTGATTTATCCGATGGGTATTTCTCAGGCGCGACGAGTTACAGCTATCAGCAACGCTCGGCCCCAACAGCAGAGTCCACCTGTGACGGGACGCAATCAGGCTCCTCGCTAGTAGTCACCGACGAATCCGGTTACACCGCTGGCGATCATATCCAGATCGACGCCGACAATGACAAGTGGCATCGGGTCCTGTGGATCGATCCTTTCAACTCAAGGCTGCACCTCGATTCTTCCGCTTCCTGCACCGACCTGGACGATGTGGACATAGGGACGATAGGAAACGCCACCACATCGGGTCTCAGCATCTCGATGACCGAGTTCCAGGGGACACCGGACATGGACGAAACGGACGACCTGATCGTTTTCCGGGCGTCTGACGGGACTTTGACGACGGATTCTACCGGGAGGCTTTCGGTCACTGTCGATACCGTGGCTAGCCAGGTTGGGAATGCGGAAGCAACCGCAACCTCTACCCTCGAAGGGCAGGGCTTCACGGTAACGACCACGCGGGCCTGTGGCTCGGATCAGGGCACTGGAAACGTCGATAGCCAAACGATTCTGGCGACTGACTTCGTGAGCACCATCCAGCTCGCCGTAGGTGGGGTGTGTCAGGATGCGGGCGGGGTCAGTGGTGGATTCATCAATCTTGGGATATAGACCATGAAGCGATTTCTACTGATTTTCCTATTTCCTGTCAGTGCATGGGCGACCGACTGCCACATTATCGAGTACACCGATGTTGCGAACGTCAATATTCCGGCCGCACACGATGACGGTGACAGGCCAGAGCAGCATCTTGATGATTTCTCGACCGCTGTTGATTCTGCCCCTTTTGCGCAGACCACGCGGTTCATAGGGATCATCTGTGACGGAAAGACCTTCTACAACATCAGCCCTGGCGGGACGAATGCGACCACGGGCTCACACTGGATACCGGCCGATGCCGAGAAAATCCTAGGTGTGGAGTCGGGTCATATCATTTCCGTCTGTGACAGCGATTGCGCGTGAGCGACTCTGAGAAGCCCGCAGGCACATTCTCGGACTACTCCGAGACCAACCCCGATGCCCAAGAGCATCCGAGCACATACGACATCTGCGATAGGTCAGGCTTCAGGGCCAAGCGGGGCGAGCTGGTAGAGCAATGGGACGGACTCTGGGTATTGCCTGAGTTCATCGAATCCCGGCACCCCCAGGATCTACTCAGGGCACGGGGCGAGCGGCACACAGCGCAGTTGAGCCCTGAGCCCGAAGACGAGTTTTTGAGCACCAACCAAGTCAGCACCGAGGATTTGTAGAGAGATGAAAGCAGTCATTACTGAACAGCAGGCACGACAGATTACTGGCGGACGCAAGCCGTTCGAGATAGTCGAATACGAGCGAGCGATTAAGTATTTGGATGCCTGCATTACTCTTGACGACGCGAGATATTGGAAGGACTACGCTGATAGATACGCATTCTGGTCGAAGATTCACAAGGATAAAGAGCATCTTCGCAAGGCCAATAAACTTGATCAGGTTTCTCTGCGCAAGATGGCTGAGTTAGCGGAGCTACTTTGGCCTACGAAAAAGAAATCGATTGAGGCTTGCAAGATTTCTGGGTGTCTTAATGCTGTTTATTCTAGGGGAGTGTGCAACACGCATTATGCCAATGCGCATCGTGGTGGCTCGGCATCTGGCGTGATAGATGACTCTAAAGGCAAGGGTAAGCCTCTTGGAGTCAGTGGCAGATTGAGGCAGACCGGGTTAACGGCGAATGATGCGGCTCATGCGGTGAGGTTCGCTAGAATCGAGAAAAAGAAATTCGATAAGCTCGTCGATCGAGGGGTTTCAAAGCGACAATTAGCTGCGCTTGCAACGAAAAGGAGATCGTCAGACGCTTATGTGTGGCTGATTAGTGATTCGTCAGGCCCGACCTTAAAGTCTGTGAATAATATTCTGCACAGGAAGTCACCCGTTGTTGCAGCGGAGCTGACCACAGATGAAGCTCGCAAGGTAAGGCCAATTGTTATCTCTTTAATTGAATGGCTTGATGAGTTTGAGCAAAACTTACCAAGAACAGGGAGTTAGATAGATGCCAGGCCGAAAGTACAGCGATCATGAGCGAGAGCTAGGCATAGCCGCCTACGTGATCGAGGGCTCATTCAAGAAAGCCGAGGAGCTGACTGGGATAGACGAGTGCACCATCCGATACTGGCGTGACCATTTCCCCGATCAATTCGAGCGGGTAGCAGAAAAGATCAGGACCGAGTATCAGGAGGAGCACCGAGCCAAGCTGACCAAGATCATTACCAAGAGCCTTGACGCCACCGAAGACCGGCTAGACAACGGGGATGAGCGAGTCCTTACGAATGGTGAGAAGGTCAGGGTTCAAGTCTCAGGCAAGGACGCTGCATGGATTGCCGGATTATTCACAGACAAGCTCAGGATCTCCCTCGGCCAGCCGACCAGCATTACAGCCAAGGAAGTTACGACAGAAGACAGACTCTCGAAGCTCAGAGAGTCAGCCAAACAGAAGGCTATTGAGTCTGGTGAAGTCATTGAGATTAGGCTCGATCACTCGACGGCTGCACATGAGAGTGCGTACGGGACGAATGGGTAATGCGAGCTACTATGGCTTACGCCGAAAACATGGGCTTACACGCCCTCTCATTGCGCCTACTCATGGCCTACAACGAGGCCCGAGACTAAGCAAGGCAACGCTCTAAGCACGTAAGTTATTGATTACAAAGCACGTGCGTCGCATTAGGTATGCGAAGGTGCGCGGATCGTGAGTGTTTTCGGTTCTGAAATGGGTCCCATGAGGGACGTTAAGGAGACTGGGGGCAAAACGGTTCATCGAGACGACTCAGGCCCCTCCAAGCTATCCGGCAGCAAAAACAAAACGGCCTTTTCCGCGCAGATAATGCGGTAAACTATGCGGAATGAAGGTTGTGAAGTATTGGGAGTACGTTTGTGCGGACTGTAATCGAGAGATTCAGGAGCTTGTTCGCAGGGGCCCCAGACCGAGCCGATGCCAGGCCTGTAGAAGAGAGAGAAGGCGTAAGGCCGACCGTATCAGGAAAGCCGGAAGGGTATCTGACGACAACGGAGGCTCGTAACATTTGTTGGGACTTGGGGTTGAGCATCAGTCGAACAGATCTTTGCCGGATGTTTTCTTCTGGAGATTTAACTGGTGTACGGATTGGGGCTCGCAATGGTCGGGTATATCTGGAGCCGGCTAGCTTCCAATTTTTTGTGGCGAAGCATGTGTTCAGCACTTATCGAAATGAGCTTGAGTCGTTGCTTCGAGATCTGGATCAGTCGGTTGAGATTGACAGACTTGGAAAGCGGCTAGATGCGATTGATGCCAGAATTTCTAGCCGAGAGAAGGATATGGCTCAAGGAAGCAATTTGCTTTACCAGGCAAGGATGGATTTGAAGGCGTTGAGGCAATCGTGGTATCGCGTCGTTTGGGGGTCCACTTCGGTTCCAGAGGGAATGTTACGCGACTCTCTCCTGTCGCCAGCGAGCGAGTAGAGCGAGGAGGAAGGATGGTCAGTGAGTTCGAGCTTCGTCGGCTGGAGAAGATCACCGACAACAAGGAGATGCGTCCTCTTGATCTTTTGAAGCTTGTTATCGCTCAGATCGAGGCCGGAGAGACGCCGGCAGACGGGTTGTTCATTCTGGCGATTGACCGTCACGACAATGGGAATCTCAGGACGGTGAATCGTTATCGTTGTGGCCTGAACCGTCAGGACGAGGTTGCGTTCTTGGCGGACAGTCAGTTACGGGCCTTAGAGCATTGGAGGGAGCCCCTTGAATCGTAGACAGTTACTCGGCACCGCCTTCGTCGCTCCCTTCATGCCGATGGAGCAGGATGGCGAGATTATCGAGCCGATTGCTCCTGATTGGATGTCCGTAGCTGAAGCACAGGAAGGATTGAATCGGTTGATGAATCAGGTGGTGGACAACGTATCGCTTACGTCCCGTCCTATCTTCCCCGTCAACAGCTACGGTGTGAAATGAGCCTAGACCTAATCCGCTCAAGGCACCGCGAACTTGAGGAAATGAAGTCCACTCAGAGCGTAAAGCTGATGAACGAGCTCAAGAGCCAGGCCCACAAGGACCGTGCGGAGCTGTTGGAGCTTTGCGGGGATCTTGCCAAAGAGCTGGGTAAGGCACGTAAAGAGCTGAAACGACAAACCTGATGGAGCGCATACCCAACCTAACACAACAGGATTGGGAGTTTGCAGAGGCGCTAGAAGGTTTCACCAACGAATTTCTACTGGATCGATACGACGAGCCGCGTCCGACTCCGGCTTTCCATAGAGAATTGTGGGCGCTGTTTCTGTCCGAGCACAGGCAGTGTTCCGCCGCCGCCCCCAGGGGTCACGCGAAATCGACGGCTATCACGTTCGCGTATGTGCTGTTTCGGGTCTGCTTTCGATCCTGTAGACATCTTCTGATTCTAAGCTCGAACGAGACCAACGCGGCTCAGTTCATCAACGAGATCAAGGTGGAGCTGGCGGAGAACGAAAGACTCCGCCAGTACATGGAGTTCCACAAGTTCAAGAAGGAGACTGAGACTGAGTTGATCTTCGAGTTCAAGGACGGCTCGAAGTCGAGAGTCATCGGGAGGGGAACAGATCAGAAGATCCGGGGATTGAAGTGGGAGCGAAAACGTCCCGACGAGATCCTGATGGATGATTGCGAAGACGAGGAAATGGTGCTCAACGAAGCCCGGAGGGACAAGTTCCTGAAGAATATGTACGGCGCCATCAAGCCGATCGTCAGGAACAACGGCAGAATCCGTGCAGTAGGAACGATCATTGGTTTTGGCTCTTTCCTCGAAGGCACGATGCCGAACGAGAAGTTGAAAGACACTGTTATCGAACCGTTGAGGGTGTATTCGACAGGCATTCATCCGTGGATGTCCGTCAAATACAGGGCTCACGATCACGATATGACGGAGTTTCTTTGGCCCGAGCTTCACACATTGGAGTGGTGGCTACAGGAGCGAAGGGACTTCGCTGACCGTGGAATATTGGATATCTACGGCCAGGAGTATTTGAACAACCCGATTGACGAGACGACGGGTTACTTCCGAGTCTCCGATCTGGTTCCAATGACGGACGAAGATCGAAGTCGAACGAAGGAGTACTACGTCGGAGTAGACCTTGCGATCGGCGAAACGGATAGAAGTGCTTACACCGCCTTTGTGATAGGCGGTGTCGATTCCGACGGAATCCTCCACATCGTTGACGTGCGAAAGGGCCGGTGGGACGCGCTTGAAATTCTCGAGGAGTTCTTCGCGGTCCAGAAGGCGTATGAGCCCTCTTTCTTCCGAGTGGAGTCGGAGAACATCGCTAAGTCTATTGGACCCGTTCTCTACAACGAGATGGGCAAGAACGGGAATCCGTTCATCAACATCGACGACGCTCCGCCCACGAAGGACAAGGACAAACGTGCCCGGGGAATGCAGGCAAGAACCCGAGCGAGAAGGGTTAGGTTCGACAAGGACGCCGATTGGTACCCGGACTTTGAGGAAGAAATCACGAAGTTTCCGAAGTACGCCTACAAGGATCAGTTCGACGCCTTTGCCTGGTTGGGGCTGATTGTAGACGAGATGATCGAACCTCCCACATCCGAGGAAGCGGAGGAGTGGGAGTATCAGGAGGCTTTCGAGAAGCACATGGATTTGGGTAGGAACATGACCACAGGATACTAATGGCAGACTACGCAACGAAGACAACCGAAGAAGAGGCCCCGGAAAGGGGCCTTTCTATTTGGGAGCTTCAAAAGTCAGACAACATCGAACCTTTGCTTGGCGAAGAACTGTCCGACGAGATCGGCCGTGCTGTCTACGAGTCCTATGAGATCGACAAGCAATCCCGATCCGATTGGGAAGAGCGGATGGAGAACGCCATTAAGTTGGCGCTCCAGATCGTCGAGAAGAAGTCGGTGCCTTGGCCTAACGCGAGCAACGTCAAGTTCCCGCTCGTCACCATAGGGGCACTTCAATTCTCTGCCCGCTCCTATCCTGTGTTGGTCAAGCCTCCCGAGGTCGTCAAGTACCGGGTTGTCGGTGAAGACCCGAACGGCGAGAAAGCCGCGCGAGCCCAAAGAATCTCACACCATATGTCCTACCAGCTGTTGGAGGAGGACGAGAACTGGGAGGAGGACTTCGACAAGGCTCTGATCGCCCTTCCGATACTCGGGACGGTGTTCAAGAAGTCTTTTTACGATCCTGTTAAACGACACAACATTTCCAAGCTGGTCCTTCCTCAAAACCTTGTTGTCTCCTACTACGCCAACTCCATCGAGGACTGCGAGCGCAAGACCGAGGAATTTGAGCTCTACGATAGAGAGATCAGGGCCAGACAGTTACGAGGCGTCTATTCCGATAAAGAGCTAGGGAATATTCAGCCGAGGGGCGATAAGAAAATCTCCGACAAACGTCAGGGAGTCAGAGAGCCAACGGAGGATAAGAAGAAGCCCCGCCCATTGCTGGAACAACATTGCTACTGGGATCTGGACGACGACGGACTTCCAGAGCCCTACGTGATCGTTGTCGATAAGTCGTCGAAGAAGTGTCTCAGGATCGTCAACCGATTCTCGAAAGTCGAGACCGAGCAATCCTTGAAGATCGAGCAGATCGTCGAGCAGATCAAGACGATCGACGCTCAGGTCCAGCAGATTGTTACCCAACTCCAAGCACCGACAGGCAAGGAAGGCCCCCAGAACGTGCAGGCCCTTCGGGAAGCCGAACAGATGGTCATGCAGCTCAAGGCTCAACAGCAGACCTTGACGGAGCAGGCCAGAGCCTTACAGCAGGACAACGAAGTTAATCCTAAAGTCCTGAATATCGAAGTCGAGGAGTACTACACGAAGTACGGTTTCATCCCGTCCCCGGATGGTGGTTTCTACGATCTGGGGATGGGGGCTCTTTTGGGGCCGCTGAACGATTCGGTCAATACCTTAATCAATCAGCTAATCGACTCCGGAACCTTGAACAACGGCAATCACGGTTTTATCGGGAGGGGCGCGAGAATCGAGGGCGGAGTCATCCGATTCAATACACCCTACGAATGGAAGCGGGTGAACGTAGCAGGGCAAACTCTGAAAGACTCGCTCGTTCCCCTTCCGGTTAATATGCCTTCACCTGTCCTGTTCAACCTTCTGTCGTTGCTTATCAGTTATGCCGAGAGAGTGTCGAGCGTCAACGATGCGATGTCAGGGTCAAACCCCGGACAAAACACACCGGCATACAACTATCACGCGATGCTGGAGCAGGGACTTCAGCTATTCAACGGGATCTTCAAGCGGATCTACCGTTCCTTCAGAAAGGAAGCGAGAAAGCTCTACATGCTGAATCGGCAGTATGTGAGTCCGGTCAAGTATTTCGAAACCCTGGACGGCCCGATGCAGATCGGCAAGTCAGATTACTCGGGAGACCCGAAGGACTTGATGCCCGCTGCCGATCCGAATGCTTTCTCCAACATGGAGAAGCTGAGCAAGGCGCATTTCGTCGCGGAAAGAATGTCAACCGTCCCGCACTACAACACGGTGAAGGGTGAGTTGCTGTTGTTGGAGGCGATGGACATTCCGAGCCGGCAGGAAATCTACCCGATCGACGAGAAGGGACAACCATTGATTCCCGCGCCGCCGAATCCAGAGATTCAACTCAAGGCCGAAGATCAGGCGAGGAAGACCATTGAATCGAAGGCTCGTCAGGAAACGAACGCGGTGCTTGCGGAGAGCAAGGTTCAGGTTGATCGATCACAAACAATCCTCAACCAGTACAAAGCCGGAAAGCTCGATGCGGACGCGACCAAAGAGCAGTTCGACTCGATTACCAAACGCTTTGAAGCCCTGACAGATAGATTGAAGGTGATCCATGAAAAAGATGCCGAGGCCGGATCAGAATCGGATTGACGAGTGGTTCGAGTCCCAGGTTACGGAGTATTTCTTCTACCTCATAGCAAGCCTTAAGCAACAGGCCGATGACGGCCTGAGAGACCAACCCTACGTTTTCGAGAACGCCGAAGCCTTGATGGCGGATCGGGCGAACAGGTTCGGTCTTCTGGCTGCTTACGAGAACTTGGAAGACGTATTCAAGAGCAAGTCATTAGAGCCAGTAGGAGACATCGATGAATCAATCGGGGATTCGCCCGATAGGGAACCGGGTACTGATTAGGCCAGACGAGGTAGAGAAGGTCACAGCAGGTGGAATCGTCATACCGGACACGATAGGCGACACGCACGCTTTAGCGCAGTCGATCGGTGTTCTGGTCGATAAAGGCCCGGACGCATGGGTTGACTACGTTGAAAGAGACTCCCAGGGCCAGATCGTCCGCTACGGCGATTCCAAGGGAAGAACACCTCAACTCGGTGATCGCGTCGCGTTCGAGAAGTACGGCGGTATTCAGATGCCGGGATTGGACGGGAATCAATACCGTCTCATTCGGGCTGAAGGCATTTCCGCCGTCGTCGAGGAAGGCGTGGACTTCACTGACCTTCATGCAAGAAAGCCAGTACACAAGGAATAGCCATGAGCGAGGAAACCGTAGAAAGAGATTTCATGTCCGAGGCCAAGGAGCAGGGCTGGATGGATGAGGACGCCTATCGCGAGGCCCACGGTCACGCGAAGGGATGGTCCGATGCAAAGACGTTCGTCGAGAACGGCGAGAAGATTCTTCCGATCGTCAACTCGAAGAACAAGAAGCTCCAGGCCGAGCTTGAATCTTTGAAGTCCGAATTGACCGATATCAAGTCGGCCACTAACGACTGGAAGGAGTTTACGAAGGCTGAAAGAGAAAGACTGAAAGAAAGGATCGAACAGCAGGAAAAGGAACTCAGAAGCGCTCGCGCAAAGGCTGTCGGAGACGGAGATCCGAAAGCCTTTGCGGAGGCAGACGAGAAACTGGAATCGTTGCGTTCTCAGAAGGAAGCGGCGAAAGCGAACGGGTCCGATCAGGAGCGTATTCGCGACATCCAGAAAAGCGTAGACAAGTGGAAGGCCGATAACGACTGGTACGAAACCGACTATACGAAGACCGCTGCATTGAATGGAGCGGCCAACGATGTGGTCAGGGAAAAGCCGGATCTTCAAGGTTCGGGCGTCAAGTTGTTCGAGGCCGCGCATAAGAGAGCAGAAGAAATGTTTCCCGAGCTTTTCAAGGAAGGTTCAGGAACGTCCAAGGTAGAAGCCGGTGGCAACCGTTCGCGGTCGTCATCGAAAAAGACATACGACGCCCTTCCGGCCGATGCGAAGGCAGCTTGCGACAAGTTCGTGAAGCAAGGCCTTTTCGAGAGCCGGGAAGAATACGTCAAGTCATACGAATGGGAGTAAGCCGTGGATAACACACCCAAAAGACGAGGTAGGCCGCCTAAGAATGCGAGACCCGGATTGAAAGATCCCAACCGCGTTCCTTTCGCGAGCAACAGAAACAAGCTGGAAGTTAGATACAAAGACCCGGACTTTCACAAGAAATGGTATGGACACTGGTTCAACGTCGATGGAGACCGTATCGACCGAGCGCAGGCGGCTGGTTATCAGTTCGTCTCGCGCGAGGAAGTTCACGGCTTCGGAGACGGTCCTCTGATGGAGGGGAATACCGATCTTGGAGACAAGGTTAGCCGGGTCGTGGGCCGCGCTGATGGCAATCAGCCGATCCGCGCCATTCTGATGAAGCTGCCGATGGACTACCGCGAGGAAGACATGGCACTCAAGGAAGAACGCAATCGGTTGGTGGATGAAGCCATTAACGCGGGTAAAGCTGGCGGAGCGAACATTCGCGAAGGTGTCAATTACGGCAATGTCTCTCAAACAATTTCACGAGAGCCATGATGTTCGCTCCTTGATTGGAGGTTCATTAGATGGCTAATGCAGATACTCCAAGGGGCTTGTGGCCTATCAACAATCTGAACGGTTCTTCGTACAACGGAGCGACTGTGAAGGTTGCGTTAGAGGATGAGAACTCGACAGCGACGTTTCTCGGTGATCCGGTCGTCCTGCGTGGCTTGTCCTTGACGGACAACGATGGATATTCGTATCCGATCGTTCGTCAGGCCGCTGCTTCTGAGGAGATTTTCGGGGTTATCACGAGTTTCGAGCCTGACAGGACTAACTTGGAAACCAAGCATCGTCTGGCATCCACGACGCGTTATGCGTATGTGGTGCCGGCGGTTCAGGGCCAGTTGTTCGCCATTCAGTGCTCGGGCGCTTTTGCAGACGAAGACTTCGGCAATACGGCCGATATCACAGTCGGCTCGGGTAACACCACAACGGGTCTTTCGGGTGTCGAGCTGGATAGCTCCAGCATCGCCACAACGAAAGTGGGTCTACAGATCATCGGTATCGTCAATCGACCGGATAACTCTATCGGGACGAACGCAGACGTGATTGTTCGTGTCAACGAGCATCCGTTCGGCGGTGACGGCACTGGTGTGGATGACGACACTTAGGAGGGCTGAGAGATGGCTGTAATAAGTACAGGCAATCATCCCAAGGCCCTCTGGCCGGGAGTTGCAGCATGGTGGGGCGAGAAGTACGCCGAGCATTCTGTGGAATACACGCAAATCTTCGATGTCAAGAGTTCTTCTCAGAACTACGAGGAGGACGTGCAGACTTCAGGGTTCGGCCTTGTTCCGACCAAGACGGAAGGCGGGGCTACTCAGTACGATTCCCATACGCAGGGTTACGTGTCACGTTACGTGCATACGGAGTTCGGCATGGGGTGGATAGTCACTCGCGCAGAGCGGGATGACAATCTCTACGAGGGCAAAGCCTTCGATCGTACCGGGGATCTTGCGTACTCGTTGCGTCAAACGGAGGAAAACGTCGGAGCAAACGTGCTGAATCGTGCTCACACTTCCGGGTATACCGGGGGTGATGGGTCGATTCTCTGCGTGACGACTCACTCGGATTTTCACGGTACATGGTCGAATACGCTTAGCTCGGGTGCCGATCTTTCGGAAGCATCCATCGAGAGCCTGGCTATCCAGATCATGGACGCGCTGAATCCGCGTGGACTCAAGATTTCTTTGATGCCGAAGCGGTTGATTATTCCGACTGCTTTGTCGTTCGAGTCAACGAGGGTCTTGAAGTCGTTGCTTCAGAACGATACCGCGAACAACGCGATCAACGCGCTGCGAGTGATGGGCACTGTCCCTGAAGTTGCGGTGAATCATTACCTGACGGACTCGGATGCGTTCTTCATCAAGACGAGCGCTCCCCGTGGTCTTTGCTGGTATGACCGCGTTGGCGCTGAGTTCAGTGCTGACTCAGACTTCGATACGGACAACAACAAGGCCAAGTGCTACAGGCGCTTCTCGGTCGGTTGGACTGATCCGCGCGGATGCTACAGCAACAATGGCGGAGCATGATACTGATTTATAACGAGTTTTTAGCCTCGTAATCAGTCCATAAATGGGATAACCTCTACCTCAGTAATGGGGTAGAGGTGATTCCTTTGGCGTGCAAGGCTTGTCTTCGAGATCTCAAGATAGTGGCTCGCGGGCTTTGTTCCGCTTGCTATCGACGGTGGTGCAATCGAGGTACGACTGAATATGCCAAAAGAGAAAGGCATCCGTGCCGTATTCCAGACTGTGCCTCGTTATCTTTAGCTCGCGGTTTGTGCGACAAGCATTACCGTAGATTTAAGCGGAATGGGCATACGGAGTCAGTTAGGCCGGACGATTGGGGCGCAAAAGGATGGGGCAGGAAGGAAAGGCACCCACTATACAACTCTTGGATGTGGATGAAGCGGAGCCGCCCGAACGGAATGATTTGCGACGAGTGGCGGAATGACTTTCTTCAATTTGTTGCCGATATTGGCAAGCGCCCGAGTGACAAGCACAAACTATTTGTTGCTGATGAATCAAAGCCGATAGGGCCAGGAAACTTCGTATGGAAGGAATCAATGGTCTGCAAGGTAGATGGAGAGGACGAGAAAACATACAGAGCGAGATTTCAAAGAGCATATCGTCAGCTCAGGCCGGGAAAGTACAAAGAGTATGGTAGAAAGGCCAGATATGGCATTTCTCGTGAAGAATACGTAGCGCTTAGAAAGAAGCAAAAGAACAAGTGCGCTATTTGTGGTAATGCTGAGCAGAGAAAGGTTCGCGGCAAAGTAACCGAACTCTCTGTTGACCATTGCCACAATACTGGCAAAGTTCGTGCCTTGTTGTGTTTTTCCTGCAATAGCGGACTTGGCAGCTTCAAAGACGACATTGATCGATTGCGCAAAGCAGTCGATTACTTAGAAAGATAGAGATAGATCAATTCTGGTGACGGCCCTTCGGGGCCGTTCTCTTTTCCAAACTGTGAGTTTTTCTATGTGACCGAAATTCGGTTCACAGGAGGGATTTGTTATGCCTGGTGTTACTGAATATCCCAACGGCTTTGCCAATGGGATCACGATTAGGGGGATGCCTCTCTTGCAGACGCATCCGGGAGAAGTTTTCTTCGTCAACAATTCCGGTGTCTTGGCGAGGGGCGGTATTGGCGGGTCGGATGGAAACTCCGGAACGTACAAGAAGCCTTTCCTTACGCTGGACTATGCGATAGGACGTTGCACTGCTGCCCGTGGAGACATCATCGTTCTTATGCCTGGGCACGTCGAGGAAGTCACGGCTGCTGCTGCGATTACCTGTGACGTTCAGGGCATTGCAATAGTCGGGTTGGGTATTGGGTCTTTACAGCCTCAACTTCACTTCACGACTGATGCGGCTTCAGATATCGACATCACTGCGGCTGATGTGACGTTCTACAACATCAACTTTAAGGCTGGTGTATCGGACATCACGCCGGGAGCCCTGGATATTGGTGCTGCGGCTCACAACCTGACGCTTCAGAACTGCTTATTCGACGAGGATGGTTCCGACGAGAACTACATCATCGTTGCCAACATCGCGGACGGTTGCGACGGTCTCTGGATGGAGGGTTGCACCTACATCGGCAACGATGTTGGGAACGATCATCTTCTGGAGTTCGCCGGAACCCATGAGAACGTCGTCATCATCGACAACCACTTCGCTCAGTTGACTTCGAGAACGGCCACGGTCGGGCTCATAGAAGTGGCGACTACGGCTACCAATATCCGTATCGAGCGCAACAACTTCGTCATGGAGGACGCTGCGGTCGAGCCGGGTTGTGTAGTTTTGACTGGCACGGCCAATAACGGCGTTGCCAAGGACAACGTGATTACCACGCCGGATTCCGCCGCTACGGCTGCCAACCTGATATCGGCTTTCGATGTCACGGGTGTCGGCGCTTTCGGGAATCTCGGTGTGACCACGGCCGATCTCGGCGGTGCGGCGTTCAACACGGCAGAGACGTACACCTGATGAAGATAGCCCTTCTAGCGAAGGGGCCGACTCTCTCGCAATTCAGCGGGGAGTTTGACGAAGTATGGGGTCTGAATCAGGTCGCTCAAACGCATGAGTTAGATCGTGCGTTTGTCATGGATGATCTCAAGCTAAGGCTTCCCTACTACGACGGCAATGAGTTCCCCGAGTGGCTGAAAGGCTACTCGGGGAGGCTCATCACTTCAAAGGCATATCCTGAGTGGCCGACTTCTGAAGACTATCCGCTGATGGATGTTGTCAGGACGTTCGGTATCCCGCTTTCAATCGCGTGTTACTCGACTGTCGATTGGATGATCGCGCTCGCGATCCACGAGGGAGTCGGTGAGATTCATTTGTTCGGTGTTGACTGCGTAGCCCCAGGTCTCGATATGGCGAGGTGTTCCGCAGCGATCTGGATAGGTGCGGCAATGAGTCGTGGGATCAGGGTGACGAGCAAGCAAGGTAGCGCTTTTACATGGTGGACCAATACCGGGATCTGCATGGATCAGGGATTCTACGGGTATGTTGGAAGACCGAGGATAGAGAGCTTAGTTGAGAGCAGTCAGGCTGCTTAGAGAAGCTCTGACCCTTGAGATAGAGACAGTCGCCGATTGTGCGGTCGGGAGCGGGCATCACGCGATAGCCTTTCTGTCTCAAGGCAAGTCGGTCATCGGGATCGACACTTCTCCGGCAAAGATCAGTCATCCGAGATATCGGCACGTTCAGGAGCGTATCGAGAATATCGATCTCGTTCCGGTGGATCTCGTGTGGTCGAGTCATACGCTTGAGCATGTCGAGAATCCCGGTTTGTTTCTATCGACGATGAGACGGTGGATCAAACCCGGTGGATGGCTGGCGATAGCTGTTCCGCCCGGACCGTCAGAGTATTTCCATGTCGGTCATTTATCGACGTGGACCCCTGCGAATCTGATGTATCACCTTGTCGTTAGTGGATGGAACTGCAAGGAAGCGAAGTGGTACACGGAAGATTGGGACATCGCCGTTCTGATTCAGAAGGTAGACGACATCGACATGGCGGGAAGAACCGGCATGTTGAGCGAGAAAGACTGGCTTCAACAGTATTGGCCTATCGAGGTCGAGCATGTCAGCAATGCGTGGTGGCCGAATCGTTGGCATGAGCCTACTAGACCAAGGATAGAGAAGCCGTGGCAACTGATGAGAGATAGATTGGAATGAAAAGCTACCAGCTAATCAACGAGAACGAAGCCTTACAGATAGCCGAGGAATTGAAGGAATCCGAATGGCAGCACTTCGAGAAGAAAGTCACCGATAAGGACACGTATGAGCTTTTGAGACACGAGAAGATCGACTATCTGCACAATCGGTTAACCGAATGTCAGCAGATGGTGGATGACTTCTTTGTCCAGGCGATCATGCCGCCGAAGTTTGTCAAGTACGAAGCGGGTCAAGGATACGGCCCCCATTGTGACGCGGCGTTTCTAGGGCCAAGCGTAGGGCTTCCGCCGTTAAGAACGGATCTCGCCTGCACGATATTCCTGACCGACGAGTACGAAGGCGGGGAGCTGTGCATGAGCGGGGTCGGCTACAAAGGCGCGGCAGGAACCTGCGTGATCTACCCATGCTGGAAGGTCCACGAGGTCAACCGGATCATGGAAGGGACTCGCCTGGTTGCCGTGACGTGGATGCAGAGCATGATTCGAGACGAGCAGGACCGCTATCTCTTGAGGACACTGAAATCCCTGATGGACGGTTCTTCAGGTGAATCGGTCGTCGTGCTTTCTTCGGTCTACAACACGTTGCTGAAACGATGGGCCGCCTGACCTATGTGGTGTCCGGTCAGAGGAGGACCGGCACCAGCATGATGATGCACTGTCTCCGTTTGGGCGGCATGGTTCTTTACTACGATCGCGACAACGAAGAACGGTTGGCTCGGAGCCTGACGAAGAATCAGAACTGTTACTACTACGAGATGGCGCTTACCCGGTCTGACGAATGGCCGGCCGAAGTGATAAGAGGCAAGTGTGTCAAGGCGATGGGAATCACAGCCCTCGGAAAGGGCTTGTCTCCCATTCGTTGCGTCTACATGCAGCGCGATCCGGTATCGCAATACAAGTCATCGAAAAGCTCTCTCAGGAATGTCGATTCCCGATACGAGTATTGGGTCGAGAAAGACATTCAGGAGCTTTCAGAGTCAGACGAGATAGAGGATTTAGTCGTATTCGACTACGACGAGGTTTTGAGCGATCCGTCAAAGGCGTTCGAGACCTTGGTTCAGCACGGTTGGCCTATTGATCCGTGGAAAGCATCCGTGGGAGTCGATAGGTCGATGAAGCACTTTTAACCCTTACAGACCGCCTAGAGCGGCGACGAGGAGTCAATCATGTCACGTAATAAACACAACGCGCTTCACAGGTACGCGGCCGGCATCAATGCCGCTTCAGATACGTCAGGCGTTCCACAGCTTCCGTTTTTCCATCCCACGCAACAGGGTTGGAAAATTCTGTGCGAGGACTTCAACGACAAGCTCGGCTACAACGCGGATTCTGCCACCTACGAGTTCACCGCTATTGGTTCGGGTACTGCGGCTGCAAGTACGGGTGGTATTAAGCAAGCCAATTCGACCACGACGATCAATGAGGGTTCTATCGTTCAGGCGATAACCGCAACCGTCATTCCGGCCGCGAGCACAAAGAAGCTCTATCTGGAAGTCTCCGCCACGATCACGGCAGCCACAATGTCAGGTACGGAGTTCTTCGCCGGCTTCTCGGCCGATCAGGGCACGACGGCCACTGAGTTCGTTGCTGCGGATGGCCTATCGCTTGCTGCGGATGATGCCTTTCTCGTTGGCAAGCTCGATACGGCGACGAGCATGAGCTTCTACGCAACTCAAAGCGACGCGCAGCAAGTTGTTAGTTTTGGTTCAAATCCAACCACGGCTACGAGGCATGTGTGGAGCGTCTACTACAGCGGAACGACGTACTACCTCTACAAAGACGGCGTTCAGATGGCTTCCGAGGTCAAGACCGTTTTCAACGACGATGCGGCGATGGGCTTTGTTTCGTACTTCAAATCTGCTACGGCGGAAGCGCAAAGCTCGATCGTTAACTACGTGCTGATGGCTTACGAGCTTTGAGGGACAGTCATGAACACGATCTCTGCACAAACCTTGCTCAACGGCTCAAGGAGTGTGGTAGTCCAGTACAACATCAGTGCCGATGGGTCGGGGGATTACTCGGACTATCCCCTGTTCGATCTGTCGGACTACACGGGTGAGGACTACCACAAAACACCCAATTCCATCGCGGTCAGAAGTGTTTCCGGTACAAGTCCTTCGGGTGCGACCTATAACCTGAAGTTCGGATCTATCTCTGGCAATCACGAGCTGTTCTACACCTCGACGATCAACAACGACGCTCAGACCGTATGGGGCGGGGGTCATCCGAATCTGGTTCAGGACGCGGATAACAAGATCCTGATCAGCACGACGGACTTCGATAGCTCTGGCCTTGAGATGACCGTCGTTCTTGAGATCAAGAAGAAGTATCGGTCGGAGACGGCTTGATGTTCAAGTGGTTCAAGAGAAGCAAATCCGAGCCATCAAGGAAAGATTCTGTGAAGTTTCTTTGCCTGAAGAACTATCGGAGCCGAGCTTTCAAGTCTGAATACGTGATCGGAAGAACGTACACGGAAAATGTGATTACAGAGCTTCATCGGAACTCCATAGCCGTGATGGAAGCCGAGGGGATTATCAGGAGAGTCTGATGGCTGGTGAATTTATCAATGACGAGGTATTCGATCAGGGCCTCGATTACGCGGACACCAATGGGACGAGGATCGACATCACGTCCCAGGTAGCGACGACCTACACTGAAGCTACAAGCACATTCACGCTAGGAAACAAGACCGGGCTGAACACAGGTGCCACCCAGGACGGAGCGACTGATGGCAGAAGGGTTATTGTCCCTGCGATCACGGATGGGTCAGTAACAGGAACGGATACAGCAACTCATTGGGCTTTGACGAACGGCTCGGATACGTTGATAGCGACTGGCCCATTAAGCAGCCCTCAGGGGGTTACTAGCGGAAATACATTCACTCTCGACGCGATCAGCGTCACGCTCCGCGACGC